CGGCGACCGGGTGACGCTCGGCGACGGGGTGAAGCTCGGCGACGGGGTGACGCTCGGCGACGGGGTGACGCTCGGCGACTGGGTGACGCTCGGCAACGGGGTGACGCTCGGCGACCGGGTGACGCTCGGCGACGGGGTGACGCTCGGCGACCAATACGATTGCATCGTCATTGAGGGGTTAGGTTCACGCCGTGCGCCACTGTCAGCGGTTTTGAATAAAGGTAAAATTCAAATCGGGACAGGATGCTTTCTCGGAACGATTGAAGAATTTGAGGCGGCGGTGAAAAAGAATCACGCCGGAAATGACCACGAAAAACAATATCTGATGGCGCTGGAATATATTCGCAGCCGGTTCAGCGCCAAGCTCAAGGAGGGGAAATAATAGGGCTTGACTTGTTTATTATCATCCTATAATCTCGCCGTCCATGAGTGATAAACTGGAATGCCCACGGAAAACCTGCCGCCATCGGTGGAAGCAAAGAGGCGAGCAGCTGCCCAAATGCTGCCCCAGGTGTAAAAATTACATCACGCCCAAGAAGGTAAAATGATCGGATTAAAAATGAAAACTAAAATAGACGACCTAACCATCGGCGAGGCGCGTGAACTGGCTACAATGTTCGGCCAGCGCACCGCGTCCGAAAACCATCCTTTCAACATTGGCGCGAATTATTTCATCCGAACGGTGACCCACCATTTGACCGGCAAACTTGCTGGCGTCACATCGCAAGAACTTGTTTTGGAAAACGCCGCGTGGATTGCGGACGACGGGCGTTTAACTGACGCGCTCAAAAGTTGCACATTCAACGAGGTCGAAATGTTCCCGTCTAGTTCAAAGGTTATTGTCGGGCGCGGCTCGTTGATTGACGCCGTGGAAATTACTTCCACTCCGACTTCTCAGAAGTAATGAACGCCGCCATTGCATTCGAGGGCTGGTCGCGGTCGCTGTCGGGGTCGCGGTCGCGGTCGGGGTCGGGGTCGGGGTCGCGGTCGGGGTCGGGATCGGGGTCGTGGTCGTGGTCGGGATCGTGGTCGCGGTCGGGGTCGGGGTCGGGGTCGCGGTCGGGGTCGCGGTCGGGGTCGGGGTCGGGGTCGTGGTCGGGGTCGGGGTCGTGGTCGTGGTCGGGGTCGGGGTCGCGGTCGCGGTCGGGGTAAAATTATGGAATTTCAAATCAAACCAGCAACCCGGCAGGGAGTGCTCCCACTTGTAGGCTTCTATGGTCGCAGTGGAAGCGGTAAAACGATGTCTGCGCTATTGTTTGCGCGAGGCATCGTCGGGCCAAAGGGTCGCATTGTCCTCATTGATTCCGAGAACCGGCGCGGCAGCATTTTCTCCGACCAGATTCCGGGCGGCTATTCTGTGATTGATATTGAGCCTCCGTTTTCACCAGATCGCTACATCCAAGCCGTTGAAGCTGCCGAGAAAGCGGCGGATTGCGTTGTCATAGACAGCCAGAGCCATTCATGGAGTGGAGAGGGTGGAGTTCTTGACATGCAGGAGGCTGAACTTGACCGCATGGCCGGCAACGACTGGGGCAAGCGCGAAAAATGCAAGATGGCCGCTTGGATCAAGCCGAAGCTGGCGCACAAGCAAATGGTGATGCGGCTGCTCCGTTCAAAGGTCGCCCTGATTATCTGCCTGCGTGGAGAGGAAAAGACTCACATCGTCAAAGAGAACGGGGCAAACAAAGTCATCACAGATGAGTTTTCCAGCCCACTATTCGACCAAAGGTTCGTGTTTGAACTTTTACTAAATTTGGAAACCATTGCAGTTAATGGGGTTGGAGGCTATGTAATCCCGCGAAAAATCACTCATCCTGACATTGCGAAGCTGCTTCCGGGTAAAAATCAGCAGATTGGGATCGAACATGGCGAGAATCTGGCGCGCTGGTGCGCGGCGGCAGGGGCTGCTGCCACGATTGCGCCTCCAATATCCAAAGACTCAGCCACCAAACAAAACGCGCCTGAGACCGTCCTGGGAGCAAATCCGCCGGCCAAATCCGTCCGCGAGCTTGAAATCGAACTTTGGGGTGTCCTGAAGCCTATCCGAACGCCGTCTAAAAAGGGCTGGGATGAGTGCAATCAGTGGTTATGGGCCGAAGAAATCCTCGACCCGGCCAAGGAGCCATCGGAGCAGATGCCGGGATTGAGCGCGGAGAAGTTGGTTCAGGTTATCGCCAAATGCCGTCAGAAGATTACAACATGAAAATCAAAACAATCAAAAAGGCGCTCGCCTCAAAATTCAACGCTTGGGCGAACTCAATCACAGATGAATCGCTTCGGAAGGCGGTGATGGAAAATACAATCATCACGGGCGGTTCAATCGTTTCAATGCTTCTCGGTGAGGACGTGAATGACTTTGACTTGTATTTCCGCAACTACGACACCTGCCTGCGGGTTGCGCAATACTACGCCAAGTTCTTTCCTAGCGGCGTTCAAATCGAGGAACTGGACGCTGACGGGGTGTTTGGGCCTGATTCAAAGCCTGAAAAGGTTCGCGTGAGCATCCGTGTTTCGCTTGACGTGGCGTATCAAGGAGCGGAGGAAGCTAGCGACGAATCGCCGGTTGCCGCCGATGGGAAAGACCCCGTGTTCAAGCCGGTGTACATGTCATCAAACGCCATCACCCTTTCTGACAAGATTCAAATCGTTGTCCGGTTCTTCGGCGAGCCGGAACAGATTCACGCTTCATACGATTTTGTCCATTGCACGTGCCACTGGAAATCTTGGGACGGGGAACTGGTGACTCCGGTTAAAGCCCTGACATCCATGATGAGCAAGGAGTTGATTTACGTCGGTAGCAAATACCCGCTCTGTTCAATCATTCGGATTCGCAAGTTCATCGCCCGAAAGTGGACAATCAGTGCGGGGCAGATGCTGAAAATGATTCTTCAATTGAACGAACTGAATTTGACGGACATCAAGGTTCTTCAAGACCAACTCGTTGGCGTTGACTCCGCTTACTTCGTGCAGCTTCTTGAAGCATTGAAAGATGTCAGCCCGGAGAAGATGACGGCGGCTTACATCAGCGAAATCATCGACCGCATATTTTGATACCCCTCCGCGAGAGCGAAGACAAACCGATAAAATGGAAAAGTGATGCAAACAAAATTATTCGAGTTAAGAGACCGCGCAACCTTCGTTCCGGTGCTCGCCGTAAAAATTGAGGCGGGGAACGGATACGAGCGATTTTTGCTGCGTCGGTCAGGCTACGAGCTTCCATCCGATTTAGTCATCCTCACCGGACTGGCTGGAGGATTGGATAAATCAACCTGCGATCCTTACGACTGGGGCGTAAATAGAACGCGCCGTTTCGCCCACAAATACATCATGGAAAATTTCGACAAGCTCCAGAGCGGCCAAGTCATTGATGTGGAATTTATTCTCGGAGAAACTGAAAAACCAAAAGAAAGTGAAAGACTGACTGCATGAAAAATGTTACAAATGGAAGGCTTACCATAACCGCCAATCTCGTTTTAGGCTTTGACTTCACAGAGGCGGAAATGGACTCAATTTTGGCGCAACCCGCACAGTCTCAGAGTCGAGCATTCGCTGAAATCCTTGCGACTAAAAATCCCAACTACGAGGATTCGCCATACAATCTTCAGCAGTTCAAAGAAGGTGCGGCTCGTTGCGTCCTTGAATATCGGGAGCAGTCACTGAAGCAATTGCCGGAAACCAGCACCGCAACGAACGACGTGCCATGCTAACTAACTGCAAAATCGTCGGCGATCACGTCACCTACGCGGAGTACAGCACGCAGGCGGATGGGGTGAAACGCGGTCAGGCTGGCTGGATTATGTCCCGCTCTGAACTCATGGCGTTCGCTGAGTGTCCGGCTAAATGGGTACTTGAGCCGCCGTCCGATGATGACGACACGAAATCAACCATCTTCGGACGACTCATTGAAACGCTGGCGATGTGTCCTGAAAACTTCGATGCCCTGTTCGCCGTGTCCCCAAAGACCTACAAGCTGGCCAAAGGCGGCGAGGAAAAGCTTTGGGATTATCGTTCCACGTCCTGCCAGCAATGGCGCGACCAGATGCACTCCGATGGCTTTACCGTCATATCGTTCGCTGAAAAGATGGAGGCGCTTCTAGCCGTCGAACAGTTGATGGCCGATCCAAACGTCGTTGACCTCGTTGAGTGCTCGCGCAAGCAAGTGCATGTTACGGGCATGTGGCACGATAAGGAGACAGGGTTGGATATTCCCATTCAGGCATTGCTCGACCTGGTGCCGGATAAAAAACACGTCATGTTCGGCAGGTGGCTTATAGACCAAAAAACTGCGCGTGAAGGCAACCCATCGAAGTTCGTCCGCGCCATCGCTGACAACGGCTACGATATACAGGCTTCACTTCACGCCGATATGTACGTCGCCGCGACCGGCGAAGATCGGACTGATTTTGTTTTCCTGCTGTCCGAGAACGAGCCACCTTACCATGTGGTTAAACCAATGCCGGCCATGACGACTGAGTTCATGCAGTTTGGCCGCGATAAGTACCAAGGCGCACTCCGATATTACGCGCAGTGTCTCGCAACCAGCAAGTGGCCGTCCTACCAAGTGTTCGGCCTGCACGCCGGCCTGATTCAACTCATCGGCCCGGAGAGCCTGTGGAGCTACAAGCAGTACGGCGGTCAAGGCTCGTTGCAGGCGAAGATTGAATATGATGCGCCACGGGCGAAAGATGAGGATGAGGTGACGCCGTGAACATCTCCGACCTGAATCTCGACGAGGAAGCCAAGCAGTTCTGGCATCAGGCGCATATCAAGCCGGAAGCGGCGGTCAGAGCGGCCATGGAGCGCGGTGCCGAGTTGGGCATCGAGATGGCCATGAAGGAAATCAAGGCGCTGCGGCGAGACCTGGAGGCAGCGCGGCCTGCGCTGGTATAAACAGGATGGAAAGTGCTACGTTCACTGGGATGAGCGATGAAATTGAATTGCAGAAGATTGACGCGGCCATCGGTAGGACGAAGCAGAAACTTCTCGACCATCGCGCCGAGGCCGCTGATTTGGATAAGGTGATTTGGAAGCTGGAATGTGAGCAAAAAAAGTTGAGCGTCCAAAGAGCGGGGATCTCAACCTTTGAACTGAAGATGGAAATTGAAACCAAACCTGTCAAATGTCAGTGATGCCGTCCGACGACTCAATCCCCATCTGTTTAACTTGGGTCAAGCTCAAGCTGGAGTCGCCCAATCGAAACGCGGGGAAGCACTGGTCGCACCGGCACCGGCTAAGAAAACTCGCCGCCGCCGCGTGGGTGGAGGCGGTAAACGACCATCTTCCCCAGTTCTGCGAATTACGCTTGTTCGCTTTGGAGCGAAGCCGCTTGATGGAGACAACCTGCAATCGTCCTGCAAAGGAATCAGGGACGCCATCGCCAAGTGGTTTGGATTCGATGACGCCGACAGATTTATCCAGTGGCAGTACGGACAGGTAGAGTCGAAGGGAGACGAAGGGTTGGCGGTGAAGGCTGAGTTAATTAACGATAAGCTGAGCCACGGCGGGGACAACGAGCAATGAGCGCACAAGAGACAATCGAATTTGGAACAACGGTGGAGCGGACAGCGCCACCCGCCGTTGGTCTCCAGCGATTTGTTAGCCCGCGTCAAGTGGCTGCTCTTTTCGTCCAAGAAAATGGAAGCTACTCAAACCTGCCTGGCGTGGACGCATGGCCGGAAAGCCGCGATGCGAGACTCTACAACGGGCCGTGGCCGTGCGCGTGCCATCCGCCGTGCCAACGGTGGGGACGGATGTGGTTCGGCCAACCGCTCACGGTGAAGCGAACTGGTGTCCGAAAGAAAAAGGGTGACGACGGCGGCTGCTTCGCGGCGGCGCTCGCGTCAGTGCGTAAATGGGGCGGCGTGATCGAACACCCGTGGGGAAGCCATGCCTGGCCGCACTTCGGGCTGAATGTGCCGCCGCGCTCTGGCGGATGGATAGCGGCTGACATGCTCGGCGGCTGGACGTGCTGCGTGGAGCAAGGCCAATACGGACACTATGCCCGCAAGCCGACGATGCTCTATGTGTTCGGAGTGGCTGAACTGCCCGAACTCAAATGGGGACACACCGAGGCGAAATACGATCCGGATGTCGTCGCTCGAATGGGACTGAAACGCGCAAAGCGACTCGGCGAAGTCGGCGCACGCGGTGGCGGAACTGACTCCACGCCGCGCATCCAAACACCGCCTGCCTTCCGCGATCTACTACTGGCAATCGCGCAGCGGGCTAACAGTTAATTCTACCAACCCGGTTGGCATAATCATGCCACATCACTTCCTGAAATTCCTCACCGCCAAACTGAGCAGGTAGAGAGCCAGTGCGAGCAGCACCGAGTCAACACACAGGGAGAAAAGTGTTCTCATAAAAAGACCCGGCACCGTTTCCAGCGCCGGGTCATTGAAACTTATTTCAGATTACGCAGTCACAGTGACCACGAAGGACTGGGTGGCGGTGCCAACACCGTCGCTGACGGTGACAGTCACAGTCGCCGTGCCAGCGGCAACGGGTGTGAACGTCAATGAGCCGGTCGCGGCGGGACTGGTGTAAACCACGGCAGGAGCTGAGATCACCGTGCCATTGTCGCTGGAGACAGCAACCACGGAAATGCTCGGACTCGGAGCGGTTGAGCCGATGCCGGACAGCGGCACGGTCGCCACACCCGGCGCTGCGGCCAACGAGAGGGTCAGAGCGGGAATGACGGTGATTGTTGGCGATAGGACTGGCGGGGCAACAGTGCCTCCAACAGCCTTGGTAAGGGCGGCGGCATTCGCTTGGGTTGTGGCTGCCGCAGCGGTGAGGGCAGTGGTCAAAGGCACCAACTGCGCGTCAGAGGCGGGCAGGCTGTTAATGTCAGCGATGGCAGCCAAGACGGCTGAACTTTCGGTGGCAACGGCGGTTTGTAAAGCGGCTACGGCGGTTTGCAGGTCGGTTAAAACTGACATGATGGACTCCTGTTGTTTTTTGACACCCTCTAGCAATCGGTGGATCGCGTGAAGGATTTCATGTTCTTTCATTTGGCTAAAAGCGAATCTGGCCAAGCCAGCCGCCAAGTTGATTGGACAATACTCTGGGGCCAATAAAAAGCAATCAGGTATTTTACCCACTCACGCAACAGGCGGCACAGTGGGGGGTGCAGCAGCTTTCGCAGCCGCGACTTGGGAATCCGTCATCCACGCATTGGTGCTGCCCTTGGCGATCAATGCGTTCACAAACTGGGCTTCAAGCGCCGGAGTCCACTGCGACGTTTGACTGGCGGCAGTGCGGATGCTTGAAATGAAAGCAATCAGGTCTCCAACGCCGGTGCTGACGACTGGAATTAAGGCGATGAGTTGAGGCAATAAAGCGAGTAATGCGGCCATAAATTTACGGGGTTGGGGTTTGAACGATGGTCGTCCACGCAGACGCCTGATTGAGCGCGGTTTGCAAATCAGCCAGCGTGGCAGCGAGCACATTGGTCATGGCGCTGTTCGTCTCGTAGGCGAGTTTGGCCTGGTCAACCAGCAGGATCATACCCAGACCGCGTGGCTCGTTTGGATTGGTCGGCGTCGGCACCGGCTGCCTCAGCCATTCAGCAAAAGTATGGAACGCTGGCGCATTGGTCGTCCAGAACCCCCGGTCGGCATTGTCGAGGTCAACGACGAGTTGAAAGGCCGCGTCGGCGGAGGTCTCAACCTGTTCGGCGTGGACAACAATCGGGTCGGATGTCGGGCTGACCGTGGCGCAGCCGATTGCGTAAATTGAAATGAACGTCAGTGCGGCGACAAGCAAAGACCCTGCGAATACGGCTGTCAGGCTTTTACCGATTACGATGATGTTTTTCATAGGCTTACAGTTTTGGAACCGGAACTTCTTTTGCGTGACCCCAAATGCCGAAAGCGTTCAGCAGCCAGATGGCCACACAGATGACGACAACGACGTTGATGACCTTCTTGATCTTGGCGTCAATGGGAAGATAAACATTGATGGCCCACAGAATAAGGCCGATGACGATCAGGGTGACGACGAGTGATAACAATGACATATTAAACCTTGGGTGGAGTTCCGGGGTTGACTGGCACAGTGGGGACAACCGGCTGGCCCGTGGCCTGAACCTTCAGCGCGACCGGCACATTGGTTCCGAAAACGACGGCAGCCGTGACTCCCTTAACCCCTCCGTCAGCCTGCCAAGCGTGCCATGCGCGGCCTGCGTAAGGAAGCAGCCAGATTGCCAGAGCGAGCCACAAAATATATTTCAGCGGGACAAGACTCACAACCCAAGCGGGTATTCCAAGAGAGTTCGCAATGTCCGTTATCTCCGTGGCTGTCGGAGCCGGCGCGGCAATGGATGCTGTGGCAATGACAACTCCATTGCTGACCGTCAAAACTGACGTTCCGTTCGTTACAAATGAAATCGCTGTTGGTGGTGTGGCTGGAACCAGGCCCGGAGCACCCGGCGGATTGGTCTGCGCGTTGAGACTGAAGGTTAATAGAACCAATCCGAATAAAACGATTAGCTTATTCATAAGGCGATTATGCACACGGGGTCGTGTATGTCAAACTGTTTCTGAAAGACGCTTCACCAGTTCGTTAATCGTCCAGTTATGGTCTGTGAGGCGAGCGCCTAAGGGCGGCGTGTCCTTGTGCGAATGAGACACAATGTTAGCGGCCTGTCAGCCCGCCGCCCGTTCCCAAAATCTTGTCGCTTAATCGAAATCGTTTCTTTCCAGATACCCAAGCAATCGAAAGCTTTCCCGCTCCCGATAATCGCTCAAGGGTTACATAAACAGAGACGGTAAAATTTTGAGTCTTAAAATTGAATCCGTGCTCTTTCAAATAATCACAGACTTGCCCGGCGGAAACCCCGCCCTTTTCAGCCACGCCAGTCGCGTGCAGCGCCCTTATTGAATCAAGGACGGCAGCCGTTAAACCCAAGCTGCGATACTTATCTTTTTGGACGAATAAGTATTTTTCCCGGTCGTCGGCAAACTCATCCAACCGTTTTATCTTGTCCTCAAATTCTTGAATTTCGTTTCGGCGAATTTGGATTTGGTCATGATATTTCGCCCGCAACGCCTCAATCTCGCTCTTATCTTTGCCGCTCATACTGCCATTACGATAGTAGTGATTAAACAACTTGCAAGTCTTTTTGTTTAATTTTTTAAACTTTCTGTTTAATGATGGGTTTGACTTTTTGGGTGGCATAAATTATCCATTCAAGAATGTCCAATAATCCACTTCAAGACGTATTTGATTTGTTTGATGCCGGAAAATTAAAAGACCAAAACGAAGTGGTCTTGGAACGTTTATATAACACATGCGTTAACTGCCAAGGGAATGAATTATTTTCGCGCACGAAGGCAGATCACATAGCCAAAGCAATTCTTAGCCAAATGGCGAGGCTTCAAAACGAAAAGCTTGCGGAGCAGGTTGTAAAACTTACGCAAGTTGCGGACGCCCAAAAGCAACTTGCGATAGAAGCGGGAAATAGATCTGAAGAACTCACGAAGCAAACCAATAAACTTGTCGAAGTGGCAAACGCGCAGAAACAACTGGCGGAAGACGCCGGAAAGCAAGCGACAATTCTGACAAATCAAACTGGCAAACTTATTCGCCTTACATGGGGCTTGGTTGCACTCTCCGTTGCGCTCCTTGTGTTCGCTCTTGCCCAAACCGCAATAATGATCAAACAAGATACCGGCGCACACTCGCAGCAGATTCAGGCAGGCAAGAACCAGACAAGCACAAGCACCAATAAGTAAATAGCGATCTGATTGGCTCAATTTCCATCATTTTGCGCCAAGCTAATTCTCGGCAACAAAACGCCATACACCATCGCACACGGTTCATGGGGTTGCAACAGTTTTTTCATTGCTTCCCTTGGCCACCAATGCGGCGTCAGCGCGCTCTTTCGTGGCTCCCTCAATCATTCCCTCTGCGCGGGCAGACTTCCGTGTAAGGTCAAGCAGTTCATCCATTCGGCTGTTGATGTGGGTTTTCAACTGGGCAACCTTGATGAGGCAATAGCCGGAAATGCAGGCAATCAGGATCTCGCCAATGACAACTATTATCGCTTGTGTGGTGGATGTGACAGGAGGTTGCATTGCCGGTTCATTTGATTAACACAAGCGCAAGTGAGTTGGTAGCCTTACCAGAAAACTGTTCATTGGGAGATGTGTGAACCGTTGGAATCGGCACGTTGATCGTCGGGTTCTCCTGCTTGAACTCCATTGACCAATGAAGCTGGTCAGTCACAGTCCATTGGCTTTTTTTAAGGTCTGAAACATCTCCCCGGAGCGATGACCATTCCATTGTTCCCATGGTTGCCAGCCCGATGAACGACAGCACAATTGGCAGCGTAATCCGAAGATGATTGCTGATTTCAGTTGGCTTGTTCACACTTCTATCCCTTTCCGTTTGAACAGAAATTCAATTCGTGCCCAAAGCGCGTTGAGCCGCGCGCATACACATGCTGAACCGCCACGGTCAGGGTGTAGTTGGACCACCAGTAGCCGGTAAAGTTTCCGGGCTGCTACGTACAGGTCGAACAATTGCCACTCGTTGAGTTTGCTTACCATCAGCCTACCTTGGCCATATTTCGTTTTTTTGCAACCCACGCTTGTCATACCCAACGCCACCAAGGCTTGCGGCAACTGAATGTGACCAATCCGTTGAGTGGCCGGGAGCAATTTGGCGTAGCGCATACAAATTGTCATGGCATCGGTGGCAGGGACTGGCCCGTTTGAGTTGTGGGGGTGTTGGTTGGACCTTCCCCTGGTAGTGAGTCCACAAAAAAAATTGCGCTGATCTTGTTGGTGCGAAGGTCAAAGTATTGTTCGCCCGCGTTCAACAGCAGCCATGCCGGGTTGTTGTTGGTTACGACCGTCCAGGTATAATCCGTCAGGTGCGCTTTGACGCGGTACACCAGTTTTGCTCGCCCATCCGTGGCGAACAGTTCCAGCCCGGCAAAGGTCATGCAGTTGCTCAAATTCAAAACCGTGCCGTCACTGTAGCTGGCCGCAATGGTCAACCAGTTTGGTCCCGGCAAACCCCGGCCCAAGGCCAGCATGTTCTCAGTGGGTTGCCCGCACACCATGGAACTGATCCGCACGACGCCGTTAGACGCGGCGGCGGACCAGACGCACGAGTAACCCGTCAGGTAAGGCCCGTCCACGACCTGTGCGCTGCCGTCAAAGAATTGGACCGGGTTGAGATAGGCCGGGACCACGACGCGCCATTGCTGGGCCGAAGCTGCCGTCAGGCTCAAGCATAAAAACAGGACTGAACGGCTGATGACCATTTTAATTATTTCGGAATGCGGTAATAGAACCACCCGCCGTTACGGTTCCAGTACTAAACGAACACAAGAAATTGAGGTAAAGATTGGTTGTCGCTGTACCCGCGCCGGATTGCGTGGCGTACCACGTCGCCCCCTGAGCCAGCGTCAGGCTCAGGCACAGAAACAGGATGGTGCGGAGGGAGGTCATTACCATGTGTTGGTTGGGCCGTTAATAGAAGCGGCATAATTTGTCCCGTTAACGTTCCACCACCCATATGCGCCCTGGCCTCCAGATGAGGTATTTGTTCCTGTACCGGGAAATGATGACATATTGGTTAATATCGTCCCCTGAAAATAAGTTTGCTGCCCATTCAACCCGATTGTTCCACTGATCTTAGACCAATTTCCGCCGTGGATAATCATAGTGCCGCCACGATTCCAGCCTTTGGCATAAACATTATCCGCCCAAAACTCAGTGGTGAAGGTGTTGGTCTTGGCAGCAACTAAAGTAAATCCAATAGAGTTCCACCAAGTTATGTCTTGAGCGGCGTGGAGCTTAAGGGATACGCACTTTTGGCCCGGAGTTGCTGGGTCAATATCCTCGTCCCCCCGAATGTACTGGTCTGCATTTATGGTGCAATCCAAATAGTTTGTAACCCACCTGGCTGAGTCTCCGATAAGAGTTGTGCCAGCCAAATTTGTAGTCGAAGCCAGCTTGATGTTAAAAACGTAATACGCTGGCCCTTCTCCGACCTGAATGAACTTGTCGTAAACGGCGAGGTGGCCGTAGATGTTTAAATTAGTCACTCCTTCACAGTTGAATCCTCCAAGGTTGGTTACAACGCATCCGTCATCAAAGGTAATGCTCGGAGTAAGACCCAGCGAGTTTTGGAAGTTTTGCATCTGAATAGCCTCACTTGTGTCATAGCAGTCCAAAACCCACAAGTTTCTACCGGAGTTGAATGCATTGGTCAGCCCTTGACCAATAGTGGCGTTTGGATATTGGCGAGTGCCCGTCCATGAATCGTTTCCAGTTTTGTAGGATACATATACGAATGAATTGGTAGCATAAAGACTCCCCACCACACCCGCCGCCGTTGCGGTGGATTGAGTATTGACCAGGGCAGCGGCAGCGGCGTCGGAGTTGGTGTCGTAACGGTTGGGCGTCAAAAATCCTACCGCGTTCGTGGCTGCTTTAGTGGCTCGCTGATCAATCGTAAGTCCAGCAGGGTTGGTTATCCCAGTACCAGATACATCCAACCCTTGGAACGATCCAACATAAAGCGTTGCGAATGCCATCTGGTAGCAAGCCATCAAGCCCAAACAAAAAAGTGTGATTTTCTTCATATATTTAGTTCCATGCTCCACCGTAATACAGCCACAACCGACCGTTGCTCGTGTCCACCGCGATTCCGAGCAATCCTGCGGCGGGTGTAAAACTTGGCTGGCCACCAGCGTAGTTTCCAGAGCCACCTTGCAGTCCGCTCGCAGTCTGAACGTAGCTCTTAATCAGCAGCGCGCTCACCTGCTGACTCTGCCCGCTCGTCGGCCCGTCAGCCTTTTCAAACAGGTCGGTGTCATTGACCTGCGTGGCTACGACCGGGATTTGGGGGATTGTTTCTGTGGCCATAAATTAACTCGTCATCGTGATGGTAGCGTAGCCTTTCCAAACTGATTGGCTCGGAAGCCAAATCCAAAGACGGCCATTGCCCGTGTTGAAAAACAAAGCGCCCTTGTTGACGTTGGTTGGCGCAGCTACAGGATCACTCGTGCCGAATAACATCTGGTTTAAGAATGCGCCGAGTATGGCTCCGGTGAATCTCTGGCTCTGCCCGCTGGAAGGGCCGTCAGCTTTCTCAAATAAATCAGTGTCGTTCAGTTGAGTCGCCAGAACGGGTATATTTGGAATAGTGTAGTTGCTCATAATTGGATAACCCGAAATGAACCATCACTCGTCACCCGGAAGCTTCCATCACTGGTTACTCTGAAGTTCCCGGTCAACACTGAATTACTTAAAAAAAAAAGGATGCACAGCTTTACGTCTCTTGGTGAAAGGGTGTCAAAGCCTGCCGCCATCATTCCCGCCTCAATGGTCGTCGTGCTGACGCTGTAGGTCGTCGCCACGCCTTCCAGGATGCACAGCAGAACGTCATGTGGCGAGAGGCGGTCGAAGCCGGCGGCAATCGCCGAGTCGAGAACTGTGCTGTCATTCAGGCCGAGTGTTGAGGCAAGGCATTCCCGCACGTCCCCGTTTGCCAGCCCGTCGTAGCCGGCGGCAATCGCCTCATCAATCGCCGTCTGCGCCGAAACACCCTGTCGAGCCGCAAACGCGATGCAACGCCAGATGTCCTCGGTGGCCAGCCGGTCAAGGCCGGCGGCTATGGCGGAGTTCAACTGGGTTTGGGCTGAATTGCCACCCGCGAAGGCGTAGGCAAGGTTCAGCCCGCAATCGCGTGGACTTAGCCGGTCGGCACCATCCACGATTGCCGCTGCCAGCAATGTCGCGGCTGTGCTCATGGCGTTATTGCCCAATCTCCAGTCTCAGGTAGAGCATGGCCCGAAGCAGGTCGTCATTCGACATTTCGGAAAGCAGACCCATGTTCGGAGAATTACGAAGGGTGTCAACATCGCTGGAAAGGGCGGCATACACCGTCTTGCAATTGAACCAGTCAATCACCAAAGATGCCCGCGCCAAGTCGCCCTCCGGGATCTGGCCAAAAACGGTGTTGGCGTCCTGAATCAATTTCATCAGGTTTCCCGCCACAGCCGGGTCATAGGTAGTCAGCGGGTCGGTGGAATCATTCGCCAGTTCCTTCGCCCGGAGCCACACCTGAAGCGCCATGCGTTCCTTGGGATTGAGCGCGGCAAAGCGTTCAATATCGGTCAACAGCGCGGCATTGCTGTTGATGTTCGGCGGCGGCGTGATTTGCGCCAGTGCTACGAGCGTCTTGGGCATATTACATCTCCCCCCTCGGAGCGGCGGCTTTCAAGCCTTCACCCCAGTCATCGCCGGTATCCTCGCCGGGAGTCATTTCCAATGTGACGTTATCGCCCTCCATGGATTTGACGGTGTAACTGTCGCCCACCTTGCAGTTGGGCATGAGATCGGCGGGAACCGTGATGGTCTTGGAAGCCGAATCGCCGACCTGCGGCGGAGCGGCCAGAGCATCGCCAGCGCCGGAATCGTCCGGCGGCATTTGTGAGCCTTCGTCCATTGCCATAAAACCTTTCGGTTGGATGGAGTCCGGCTGTTACCCCGGACTCCACCTGAATTATTGCGGCTGGATGCCGCCCCACTGATACGTCTGCGTGCCGCCCACATAACCCACTTGGTAGCCAACAAAGTTGGCCGCGCCCTGTTGCGCCAGTGTGGGGCCGTTGATGGGGTCGCCATCGGACTCGACTGCACGGGCGAATGGGGTCTCGCCCCAGATGACCGGGCTTGCATCCAAAGGATCGCCGCAGTGACCGTTGTAGGCCAAGAGCGCTTGATAGTCCTGGCTGTTCGCCGGAGCCTGCGGAGGCGTGACGGTGTTCGGGCGGCGGGTGTACGGAACCGGCTCGCCGAGGGCCAGAAACCAGCGTTCAATTTCGGGATAAATCGTTTTGACACCGAAATCGTATTCCCCAAGGAAGAAACCCTTGTTGTCCTTCACGTTGTCAATCGCGCACACCGTCCCGGTGTTCGGGTCGAAGGCGTTGAAATAGCTCGGATGCTTCCAAGACCACTTGCCCATGAACGAACGGGCCACGCCGAACTTCATGTCGGAATTGACCGAAGTGATGTCGCCGACAAACACCTCGCGGGCCTCCCGGTTGTAGCAGTGGTACATCCGCAGCGGAGCGGCTTTCCAGCGGGCGGAATACTGCGTCTTGATGCCGAAGGTCGCCGCCACGTTCTCATACGGCTGGATTTGCTCAATCCAGACCGCGCCGGCCAGCACTCCACCTTGGAGGTTCAAACCGTCCAAATCAGCCCGGAAGTTGAAGCGCCATTGCTGCGGGTCGTGTTTGAACAGCCAATCGCCGCAACCGGCGTTCATGCCCAAGCTGTAGAAAGCGCCGGCCTTCTCGAAGTCGGCCGCCTTGTAAAGCCCCTTCAACTCAGGATTGGCGACGAGCAACCGGCGGGCGGTCGTGTCGTCCATCGTGATATTGAACTTGCCGGCCACAGCCCAATCGCCCTCATGGTAGCCCTGGCCCGCCAGGTCTTCCTGATGGTTGCCGAGGTATTCCATTGTCAACTGACTCAGGAACGGCACCAAGCCGGCGGTCGTCGCCGAAGTGATCTTGCCGGCGTTCGCCAGCGAGGTAAGCTGCCCGTTGGCATTGAGGTTGATGAAAAGCTCGTTGACGGTGCCGGCCACGCCGCCGTTGCTGATGACGAACATGTTGTCGGCCATGTCAATCGCCGATGGATTGCCGTAAGCGTCCTGCACGCCGACCAGCCAGAGACCCGCGCCCTCGGAAACCGTGCCGGCGGAGCGGAGGGCCAGTTGGCGTAGAAAACCGCCGCACACGTCTTCAGGCACCTGTTTGTAGCCTTCGATGATGGCGTCCAGCTTGACCGGCGCTTCCTCAATCGTGTTCAACTGGTCAAGGCAGAATACCGCTGTGCGGTAATCCATGCGGAACCGACCGAAAGAAAGCTGATCCACGCCGTGGCCGATGTAGCGCGTCTGATTGTCGCACGGTGTCCCCAAGCAGGGATCGGCGAAGAACTGCGGCCACATGCCCGGATCGTTCGCCCGACCGACGTACACCTTCTCGTGGAGATGGACGGTTTCCGTAAAGGGTGTCCAGCGGCTTGTCTTGTACATGCCGGTGTAGATGAAGTTACGCGGTTTACGATCCTTCGCAATTTTCTTATCCCAAGGATAAGGCCTTCTGGCAAGGTAGTCGTTGAACTGAGCGCATTGAGTTGCTGTAAGGGCCATGTGATTTAGTGGTTAATTGTTGTGTGTATGGTTGTTGCGTTGTTTTTGGATTTAGTCGTAACCGGGAGGTGAACCCCGTAGTCGGTTTGTGGTGCAAAACCAACGTCAACCATTGTCAGAAACGATACGACCAAGTTTCGCTTCTGTTGGCCGGAACCCGAAAAGAGCCATGCGGACTAAAGGTTCACTGCTGCGTGACAAATAGTCCCCAAAAAAAGATTTGTCAAAAATTCATTGCGTAATAAAAAGCGCGGTGTATCATCTGATTCATTGAATCAACCGTCATTCAGGAAGCAGTTGAGAGCGTGGCGCGGAACACGAGAGCGTAAAAACGCCGCCTTCGTGCTTGAGATCCCCTACAGCACATACCGCTCTTACGAGAACGGAAAACGCCATCCAGAAAAATTAGCTTTGGCGGAGTTGTTGAGACGCATGGAGGCAAATAAATGTATGTCGGGATTTGGCCGCTAAATTTGGAGTCACTTCATCAAACATCAGTTACATCCGCAGTCGAACATCTTGGAAATCCCTCACTATATGACCCCACCCAAACCACTCCCCACTCCGCCGTTCTGCATTAACTGCCAGCACTTCACCGAAGAATCTTCCACTGACAAGGCTGTGGATATTACGCCACGCTGCCGGAGATTCCCCATGCTTGATGTCGTCATGGGTGACAAGTTCTTCATCGCCTGTCATGCCGTCCGAAGCGAAGGCGCTCCATGCTCCGTTGAAGGAAAACTCTTTCAACCCAAGAACGTCCAACCTCTTTTTGAGCCGGACAAAACGAAGCTGAATTGATATGAAACTACTGAATCTTTTTTATCTAATGGCGGTTGTTTTTGACATCGCCATCACCGTTGGCATTATTTGTGTAATAATTCATTTCGTTCACAAATACTGGTAATGGACAAGCTATTCGTCCAACTCTCGAAAACTGGTGATCTCTGTGGGATTCTCCCCATCGCCTATGCCGCATCCCAGCGCGGCGAGAAGGTTGGCATCATGGCGGCGACTGAGTTCGCGTCTGTCCTCGATGGCTGCTCCTACGTCGAGAAAATCGTGTTCGACGACAAGCCTTGGCTCATCGGAAAGGCCGTCGAGCAAGCCAAGAAGCTGTGCGAGAATGTGGTAGTGACTCAGACGAACGGCCCTGTCGCTGAGATTGAGAAATATGCTTACGAGCCGGCGGGCCAGAAGCACGCTGTCACGGATTCTTTTTCAAGAGAAAGCTGGAAGCTGGCCGGCTGCCTGAAGGACTGGGGCAAGCTGCCTTTGGTGTTCGATAAACGCGATAAGGCGCGAGAGGATGCGCTGATGCCCAAAGGCTGGTTCACCAAGGGACGCAAAAAGAAGATCATGCTCGTCTCCGCCGGTTCAGTTTCTTCGCCCTTCCCATACCGCGACCTGCTAATGAAGCTGCTGACGCTCAACTATCCGAATTTCAACGTCATTGATTTGGGTCTCATCAAGGCCGAACGATTTTACGATCTGCTTGGCCTTTACGAAAAGGCTCATTGCCTTGTGAGCGTGGACACGGCGCATCTGCACCTTGCAGTCGCTGTACCGACGCTGCCGGTGATGGCGCTGATTCAGGACAGGCCGATTTACTGGTATGGCAGCGCATGGCGTCCGTCACATCATTTCCACTGCCGCTACCGGGACTTCCCTCGTCGCGCCATGGAACTGTTCACGGCGATTGATGACATTGGAAGCCATCCAACATCAAACATCCTCCATGTGTTCCACGGCGGCATCCGAGAAAATAACTGCATTCGATACTTTCCAATTCAACCCGGCTCATGCCGTCGAGATGCCGTTAACTGCCTTGACGATAAGGAGCATTTTCCCATGTTACAGGACGTGATTCGGATGGTGATGCAGATTGCCAAGCCGAATGATTTTATTCAGCTTACGCGAGAGGATACAAAATTCGATGAACTTGAAGAAGTTCAAGCTCAGGTTCCCTGCTACGCCTTTCGCATGAACCGCGACAAGGACGGGAATGACACTTACTTTCCGGCAGTTGACCTATTCGCCGCTTCGGTGGACTTCTGGGTGAAGGTGTTTCCCTTGATCCCCGATGTCGTCATGGACTCAACGCCTTATTGGGCGAGGATTCTAATGGAAATTTTCAAGGCCAACGGCGCGAAAGAGATTGAGGGCATTTACAGGAACGATGTATGAGCGAAGAAATCGTTTTACAACAAAAGATTAAGATGCCGGTCGCTCCCAGGGTAGCGCGCAACAAATCCGCTTTGGAGAAATATCTTGCTGATAACGGCATCAAATCCCAGTGGCCTCCGGTCGAGCAGCAGCTTGAAACGGTGATCGTAAATGGAATCGCTCCGGGAGCGTACAACAATTCAATCGTCCGTTTCCATAGTCGGCTCGTGATGACTTTCCGGTTTCACGATACCACACTCAAGACCCGCATCGGCATCGCTGAATTGGATGAGAAATTCAACGTCGTCTATGCCGAGGGGCTGAATCTCGACGAGGATGAAACACTTTCGCTGGAGGACGGGAAATTGTTTGTGTTCAAAGGCGACCTGTGGCTCAACTTCGTGGTCTCGACGTGGCCAAACTTCCCGTCAGCCCAAGCGAAGAACGTCAAACTCTACAAGCCCGACCGCTGGCGATGTTCGGACAAAGACCAGTATTGGCTGCCTGACCGTCAAACTTTAGAAAAAAATCATTTGCCTCTGGTTCACGATGACGTGCTCCACATCATCTACCGTCAGGCCGTTTGGCAGGAGAACAACCCGGCTGAGTTGGCGCAGGTGATTTACACGCCATCCGACAAGCGCGAGATGAAGACTCCCGCACTCCGCTGGCCCTACGGCGAGATTCGCGGCGGGACTGTGCCGCTGCCTTATCAAGGCAATCTGATTTCGTTCTTCCATTCTAGGCTAAATAACGAGATGCCCCCGGTGACGCATCGTTACTACATCGGCGCTATTCTTCGTAAAGCCGAACCACCCTTCCAGATGCTCGCCATTTCCAAACGACCAATCTTGCGAGGATCGGAAGTCGGCGGGGATGCGACAAGGTTTCACTTCAAACCAAATGTGGTTTTCCCGCTGGGGGCGATTGATTGTGGTAGTGGATGGCTGGTCTCAGTCGGCATCAACGATTCCGCCTGTGGATTGGTGAAAATTAAACCTGAGCATTTGAACCTATGACAGATTTAGAATCCTTTTGTAAAAAAGTCGAAATCGAGAGATTTGCACTAAACAAAATACTCGCCAAACGAAACGAGCGCGTTGCAATGATTCCTCCAATCGTTATGACCTTATCGCACTACAAGATACACAAGAAGGTAATTAACCGTGTCTTGGGTGACATCTCAAAACAACTCTGTGACCTTCAAAGGCTAAAATGAGCGCGTAAGGTGTCCATAGGATTTACAGTTATGATGGATATTCCTAAAGAAATAATTGATGCCGCAAGGACTCTTGATTCTTTTTTCCTTAATAAAGGAATTAAAGAATGGGAACTTGGTGGAGTCGCAAGTCGAAGGACTTGCAGCTTGAATAAGGAAATCACAGCCAAGGGGCCGCATGTCGTTACTGCGATGTTCGAGCTTGAGCTTTGTCGCTACACGGGTTCAAAGTTCGCCGTTGCAGTTGACTCGCAGACTTCCGCGCTGGAACTCTGTCTCTGGCGTGAGAACGTGAAGGGCATGGAAATATCCATCCCTGAACGGACATACATGAGCGTGCCGTGCGCTATTGTCTTGGCTGGAGCAAAAGTAAAGTGGCTTCCAGTCGAAGGAAACACGTTGACTGGAGAATATCAGCTTGCCCCAACTCGCATTTGGGATTCCGCTCTGAGGTTCACTGCGGGCATGTATCGCGCTGGTCAGTTGCAGTGCATCTCGTTCACGGGCGCGTACAAGCATTTGAAGCTCGGTAAGGGTGGAGCGATTCTGTGTGACCGCGAATCCGATTACGAATGGTTTAAGCGCGCCAGAAACAGCGGGCGCGGCGAATGCTCCTACCACGTTGACGAGTTCACAGTGATTGGACGGAACTGCTATATGATGCCCCAAGTGGCCGCGCAGGGACTTTTACTGATGGGTTCGTTCTACGAAATAACTGGCGAGAAGATTCACAACAAGGACAAAACATTGCCCTATCCGAAGCTCAGTAATTTTCCCATTTACCAGCAAGCGATATGAACATCGTCATCATCGGCAGCGGTGGTCATGCCGGCGTCGTCATAGACGCCGTACAAAAGCTTGGCGAGTTCCAGATCATCCGCCTGATTGACGATACCTGTGCTGGCAGCATCAAGCATGGGTACAAGGTCGAGAAGTTCGAGGAAAAATGGTCGCACTTTTTCGCCTTCATCGCCATCGGGGACAACAGAGTGCGCGAGGAACTGTCGAAGCGCGAACTGAATTACATCAGCGTCATCCATCCGAGCGCAGAGGCGAGCAAGCAGAATTGCTATGGATCGTACTTCGGAGCCAACTCGGTCGTCGGGCCGAACTCGAAGGTGGGGAATTTCTCGATCATCAATACGGGCGTCATCCTCGAACACGATTCGACGGTGGGAGATTACACCCATCTTGCGCCCGGAGTCGTCACTGGTGGAAGGGTGAAGATTGGCAGCCGGACGTTTATTGGACTTGGGTCTCAAATTTGTGACGGTATAACGATTGGAAGCAACGTCACTGTCGGTATGGGTTCAAACGTGCTCAAAGATGTACCGGACGATTGTGTAGTTTGGGGCAATCCAGCCACAATTCAAAAGGAGGTTTGGTGATCATCGGCCAGTATAACATCCGCCCTTTCGTCGTAGGCATCCAGGAGATGCCGCAAAAAACGGAATTTATCCTGAAGCACTTTCGAGATGTCGGGCTTGGGGAGGTCGAGGTCTTCAACGGGATTTCCGCCACTGAGTCCGGTGTGGAAACGAAGTGGACTTACGATGTGGACAATCCAGGGACTGGTTACAAAATTGGCGGCAAGCCAACCTCAACTTTTCTGTCATTCTACATGCTTTGGTCTGCGATGCTCTACATGAATGACCATTATTGGTTAATTTTGGAGTGGGACGCGAAATTTGACACGGATTGGAGACCAAGGGTGGAGCAAGCGTTGAAGGATATTCCACCAGACTTTGACCTTTTTTACATCGGAAACTGCTGCTGCAAAGGGAAGCCAGTTCAGCATGTCAAAGGCGACCTCTACAAGATGAACCAGATGCAGTGCGGCCATGCTACGATTGTGGCGAAGAAAGCGTTGCCGATTATGCTCAAAACTCAACGGCGCATCTACGCACCGCTGGACGTTTCGCTTGCCTTTCATACCCTGCCGCTACTAAATTGTTATGCCCTCCTGCCGAGGGCGGTTTCCCAGTTCGATACTTATTTGCCCGAATAAAAGCTTATGAACGCCAAACAACTTCTCGTCAAAAATGAACCGCTCTCAAAATGGTGGTCGTCCATCGTTGGCGATAGCCGGTTCGATCAGGTCATGCTCATTCTCAAAGCCGACTCCTTCGAGGGTTCGCCATCTCCTGAGCAGTTGAGCGGCATAACCCAGTTCATCGCCTCCATGTCATCCATCATCAACGCCGAAGAACCGCCGACACTTTATGCCCGTCCGGGTTTGAACTACGAAACCGACACGCCGAAGAAAAAATAACCTATGCTAAAACGCCTATTATTCGACCCATTGCCTGCTGGCGGCGGCGGAGCAGCCCCCGCCGCGCCGGTAAAACCCGCCTCCACACCGAGTCCAGCGGCGGCTCCTGCCGCCGCTGCGCCTGCTCCAGCCGCGCCGGAGCCATCGGACGATCCATTCACCCCCCCTCCGAAGCCAACGCCGCCTGCGGCTGCTCCAGCGGCCAAGCCCGCGCCCGCCGCCGTCGCTCCCGACATTGACAAGCTCGCGCCCAAGGAATTGCGCGAGCGCGTGAAGCAGTTGAATCAGGAGAATCAGACCTTCAACGGCACGATCAAGACGCTGGAGGCCAAAATCAAGGAACTGGATTCCCGTGGCGTGGACACGTCGGCCTTGACCACGCGGTTGACGGCGCTGGAGAAAGAGCGCGATGCGGCCTTGGCCGACCTGCGTGCCGCCCGTCAGGAGGCCAGCCCTGAGTTCAAAGAGAAATTCGACAAGCCGTTCAACCAAGCGGCGGAACGTGCGCGGAAGCAAATCACCGAATTGACGGTCGTGGTGGATGCGGAAACCGGCGAGACCCGTCCGGCGACGTGGGCGGACTTCGCGGCTCTGTATTCACTGCCGGTTGGAAAGGCCATCGAGCAGGCCAACGCCCTGTTTGGCTCATCGGCAAACTTCGTTCTGCAACAGCGCGAGAAGCTGCTGGATTTGGACACCGCCCGTGCAACGGCTTTGGAGGAAGAAAAAGCGCAATTCAAGGAACGCTCCGCACGCGAGATTGCCGAGCAGGCCGTCAAACGTGAAGGTGTGGGAAAGCTCTGGCAGGACACCAACAAGCGATTGGCCGAAACGGTCGAGGATTACAAGGTGGATTCGACCGACACCGAGGCGGCGGATGCCCGGAAGCACGCCTTGTCCGTGTTCGACGCCCAAATCAACGCCGCCGATCAGGACGATTTTGTTCGCCAAAAGGTGCTTAAAGATGCCCATGTTCGGCAGCGCGTCGGAGCCTACGCCGTCCAGAAGGTGCAAATCGCCAGGTTGAAGGCTGAAAAGGAAGCCCTTCAAAAGCAGGTGGATGAACTCAAGGGAACTGCGCCCGGTGGGGTTAAACGTCCCGGCGGCGATGCGCCAGCGGGCGAGGAAAACGACGATGATTGGAATGCAGGACTGGTGAAGGCCGCGAGAGGCTAGTCATCCTAAGTGGTTCAAAACGGCTGGATTACAAGTCCAGCCGTTTTTCCGTTTTCTGCCCAAACGATTTTACTTGACGGAGTGACACGCTTTGCGTATCGTGTAACGAATGACCGACATAATTAAAGACGGTGGCCCAGCGTTTCCGAGACCTCTTGGCCATGATGACTGTGGAACACACAGTCACTCAGAGCTAGGCATGTCCCTGCGCGACTGGCTCGCGGGGATGGCGTTGCAAAATATGGGAAACATGGTTGTGCCAGCAGATTTATTATCAGACGACCCATCAAGTGGACATGTTGTTGAAACTACAAAGAAAAACATTGCCGAAGCCTGCTACGTAATGGCTGACGCCATGCTCGCCGAACGGGAGAAATCGAAATGACCAACAAAGAACTCCGCGAACTGGACGCTTGGATTGCCGAGCATGTGATTGGCATGCTGTTCTATTGGAAAGTTGCGGGATGGACGACCGATATGAGCGGATTTGACTGGAAAATGGTTTTGGCACTTCCACCAGAAGGTGGGATTGGGAAACACTGGAAAGGATGCGCCGGTGAAACCCGCAAGGCAACCGACTGCGAAGTTGCTATTGCGAAGCATGACGGAGATTTTGAGCGTCATTTTAGTCCATACACCACCGACCCCGCCGCCGCGATGATGGTGCTGGAGAAGTGTGTTGAAAATTCTAACATGCCAGTTGAGATTGACCGCAAGCGCGACAGTAAAATCGGGCATTGGCGGTTAGAAACCGGAGTTATGTCTAAAGGGTTACTTGCTATTGCTCCACACGAACACAACACTCTCCCATTGGCCATCTGTCTTTTCGCCAAGAAACTATTCTCAAAATGAGTGAACCAAATATCCAACCCTTTTCCCAACTCCTGCGACAATGGCGGAAACAGTTCAACCTGTCTCAAGTTTCGGCCTGCCTCTTTCTGCGAGTGCCGTACCGCACTTATCAGGATTGGGAGAACGAGCGGCGCAACCCCAAACAACTGACCCGCGAGGCCGTCGAAGAAAGGATGAAAAAATATGAATCCCAACCTTAAAATAATCGGCACGATGATCAGCGCATTAACGAGCGGCGCACTCCCTGCGGTTGGTCTTTTCTGGCTCGTGCAACACATCGGACTGAATCTTTCGCCTTTCCACCGGCTGGCCGTCTATGTGTTTATTTTTTCACTGCTGAGTGTTGGCTTGCTGCTCGGAGCCATCTTCGGAGTCGGCTGTCTGATTTTAAACCACATGAACCGCACCTTAAACCATAAACACCATGACCTGTGAAAACCTCATCCAAAAAACGGTACTCCTTAGCCGCGTTGCTGCTCCTGCTGATTAAAGCCAAGGCATGGCTCACTGAATGTCTACTGCTTATGGTGGTGGCTACTGTGGTGCTTGGGTCTATTATAGCGGTCGCCCATGTCGCGTTTCCAGAAACTCCCCAAAACAATCCCAACCCCACCAACAGCGTCTCAATAGACCCGTACTCTACGGTGTACGAATACGTCTATTTGGACAACTATCCGGTGTCCTCAGTGGATTCGGCGCAATCGCAAGTCCAATCATTTAAACAGCCATCAACACTCTTTACGTTCCAGTATGGATTTTGCTCAACTAACAGCATCAGCCCGGTCTGGTCGAAGGTCTCAACAAATCTGACCATCACCAAGTGCTGGCCCAATGACGACCCTATTGGCAGCAACAACATAAACTGGCAGTTGACGAATCAGTCTTATGTGGCTGAGTCCATTGTGGCCACGCCGATCAATACGTCGAATTGCTACGATATCATTTACCAAGAATGGGGATGGCTGTATCACATGCAAAATACCAACGTCGGAGGAACCTATGTCACGGTATTTAACACGAACCTGACCCTCATTGTCAGTTCATCTCCTGACATGGTGAACTGGTCGCCGGTGTTTACGAACTCCATGGTCGGTCTGGACATTCCTTACACATTTTCGGACAGCCAAGCGATGATCCCGAACAAGTTCTACCGGGTGCAGGCTTATTGAACGAATCAAGCTGAACCAAGCCGCACTCGACCGGCAGCGCCAATGGCTCACTGCCTGCCTCTACTCGTGCAACATGGAAAACTTTAAGGCGTCAAACGACCAATCTAAGGACTGCCCTTCTTCTTAGGCTGGATGTCCTCGGTCAAACGTCCTCCGGTTCCCATCATAACAATGGTGGTTCCGGCTGCCTTGGCGAGTGTTTTCATTCCATCCTCGGTAAGGTGAAATCCATTTCTCCATACGTCTTTTTGCCCTTCCTCTAATGGTATTGGTGAAAACTGTTCTGCAAAGAACTCAGGCCATGTGTAGGGCTTGATGCCTTCTGCGGCGAGACGCTTTGGCATTGGAATCGGTTTTCCATAGCCGGGTATTTTTGGCAACGGTCGGTTCTCGTAATCGCCCTTAAACACAAAATCTAAGCCCATACTTGTAATAGGACTGGCCTGTGACCGGGCAAATTCACCCGCCGCACTGTACATGGATTCGTCGGGGTAGATGACGTGCTTCAACTTGCCTCCGTCACCGGCTCCGATTGTCCACAGACGAACTGGCAGTCGAGCCATGTTGAGCATCGCGTTGCCGAAGGAGAAATCCATCCCGGCCACCTTGAACTTCATAAAGTCGCTCTTGGTGGGATCAGTGAAGTTGATTTTCTGATTGCTGCCGGTCGCTGAAAGGATGGCTTGGTTCACCTTCAGCAGCCCGTAAGCCGTCGCCAGAATGGTCGCCTTCTGCTTCACCTGATTGAGCACCATGAACTTTTGTTCAGGTGGCAACGCTTTCCACTTGGCCGGCGATGCGGCGGTGCTGGCGATTTCAATGGCCTTGTAGGGGTCGCCTGCAAGGAAAGCGGCACGGGACATGAGCAGGCGCGGGGCAAACAGGGCGAGCGCGGCCTTGTTTCCGCCCGCGCCGGACTTCACCACGCCGGTTATATGGTTGATGTCGTCGGCCATGGCCTTCGCCATCTCCGGCGTCTTGATGGATTCAGGCAGCTTGTTCCAGCCCTGATTGAACATGTCCTGACGCAGAATCTTGAGGGCGAAGTAACCACGATTTCCGCCGCCGGCCAGATTTCCGAAAAACTTCCTGATTTTGCCTTGGTTCGGCCCAAGGATTTCCGCCATGTCGGGATTGTTGAAGTCCTCAACCTTGTAAGGGTCGTTCACCAGACCAGCGCGACCGGCGGTTGCGAAATTCGGGTCGCTGCGTAAAGCCTGCACATTCATCTCGTACTCAGCGGGGCTGAACACCATTTTGTACATCTTCCCGAAATCTCGGAAATACGTCTTTGAGTATTTGGGCATGAAGGCAACCATGGGAGCGTGGGTGCCGAAAGCCACGCCGCCGTGGCCGAACACCTTTGCGCCGAACATAAGACGGGCAAGACGGGGAACGGCCTGACCCAAGATCGCGCTGTTGGTCTGACGAACCCATCGCTTGGCTGATTCACTGACGCGGCGGGCGTCGGTCTGTTTTCGCCACAGGGCGTCGGTGAGCTTCCTGACGGTCTTGGGTTGCGCCAGTCCCTTCGCCACGTCTTTGAATGGAATACCAAGGTCGGTGGAAACCTTTTGAACGATGTCCCGGAAATCGGCGTTGCCCTTGTCTATGTAATTTTTCTTGGCGTAATTCCAGAGGGCGCGGACATGCGCCGTGGTCATCTTGCCCCCCTTGTAATCAGCCAAGGCTGCACGGGTTTCGTCGGCAGTCGGAATCTTTCCACCCGGCTTCGATCCCGTTTCCCTGTCAATGGCATCGCCGACTTTTTTCAGAAGGTCGGCTTGGTCTTTTTTGTTCTTGGCGTTTTCGTCAGCCAGTTCCTTCGCCCGCTTTTCGTCCTTCTTGGGCATTTCCTCGCCGTCATGGGCATCGCGGTAGGCGCGCTTGAGGCCGGAGAATGTGCCGGTGTCAATGTCCACTTCGCCCTGTTGGGCATGACCGGACTTTGCCCATTCAGTCTGCATGGCCTTGGTGCGCGCCGACCAATCCGCCTCGGTTTTGTTGGCGGCTCTGAACTCAGGTGAATCCGTTCCAAATTGTTCCTCTGCTCCATTTGTGGCGCGGGCGAGAAAGTCTTGGTGGGCGCGGACGACAGCGAAATCATCACTCGATGCACGGTTGGTTTTCTCGAACTCCGACATGACCTTTTCAGGGTCGGCTCCGGCGTCGAGTAGCTGCTGGCCGCGTTCAACGGAAGCCTCCGGCGCGATGCCCTTACCGGGCTGGGTGGGCGCGGCATGGCCGGATGTCTCGCGCTGCGCCCGGACACGCGCTGCAAGTCCGGTAACGCTGGCATCGCCTTTAGCGGCGACTTCACCTAGCCGCGCACCGCCCATGCCGGCAGTTTGAGGAATGGGATTTCCCGTCTGAGGATCAAGGGGTGTGGAGGATTCGAGTTGGGGTTCAGGTTCAGCTACTAATTTGCTACTAACTTCGGGAGGTTTAGTAGTTGCCAACGCTTTCTTTGCAGCATCAACGACTTCCGGGGAAAATTCACGGCTTCCAAACATGGCAATGTTGCGTATTGCTTCGCGTGGTAATTGAGCAACCAGCCCATGTTGCAGAAATTCAGCGCGCTTTGATGGGTTATTCTCAGAATCCGCAGTTAGCTCTGCTGTTTTCTCGTCTGATTGTTTCTGGAAGTCGGCCCATTCTTTGATGACCGCGATCTTGTCAATGGCGCTTCTTAAATGATTTATCAGAGCACCCATTGCCCCGGAGGTGTCCTTTATTTTACCAGATTTTATATCAGCCAAAGTGCCTGTTTTTGATTTCTCACCAAACGCTTTGTTGGCGGCATCCTTATCAATATCCGTTGGCTGTAATTCTGCTGGTGATGGTTTGCGCGATCCGCTCCATCCCGAACTGTTTTTCAACGAGTCCGATTCAGCCTGCAACTTCCGCATCAGCGTGACCAGTCCCGGTCTCGACCTTAGAACTGCCGGGTCAAGCTTCTTGAGGTCTTGAAGCACCTGCGCCTTGTCAGCACCTGGCTTCAAGGTGGCATCTTTCCTGACTCTCAAATCCTCCGAGTTCAGGTATGGCGCTTCCCTTGGTTTAAGGTTTGAATTTACAAACCCAATCGCTTTCGCAGCCTGCTCCCGATTCATTGGATCGCCAATAACATTGCCGTTGGCGTCCACGCGCACAAATACATGCGCTGCATCCTTCCTGAAGTTGTTGTCAGAATAGGCATCAAAAGCCTTATCTGAAAGCTTTGGAATCAGAGAAGCATGGTCTGTGTGTGTGTCGTCCCCGACTACAAGCTCGCCGTTGACCAGCAACGCCGGATGCAACTCGTGCGGACTCAATACCCCGGATGCTTGCTGTCGTGGGTCATTGACATGTGACGGTGCATTCCCTTGTGCTCCCGACTGCTCTGCTTGACGTGTTTCGGCAGCTTGCCCTTGTTGTCGAAGTGGTGGGCTTTGACCCATTGGTGGCCGAACTTCTGGTTGAGGTAGGCGCGTTGCGCTTGGGATTCCGCTGGTGGCATTTGGTGCTCCTGTGGTTGATGGTTTTGGTTCAAATCTGCTCCCGCCGAGCAACGCAGCACTGGCTGCGCCACTGGCAATGTCTTGTGCGGTTGGTTTTCTGCCCTGAAGTAACGGCTGTGCCGCTCCAATGCTGCCGCCTAATGCGGCACGAAATGGAAGCTGTGAAAGTTTTGGAAGCGACAACTCCATGGTTGGAATGTTTCCAGCCACATCTCCAGCAACGGCGGTAAATGGGTGGGCATCGGCTCCGGCAGCCAGTCGCTTGTCCATTTCGTCGGTGAATTTTGGTGATATTGATTTTAAGGTGGCATGTTGCGCCTTGTAAGCGCCCCATGAAGCGATGCCGCCTGAAACCAAACCTCCAATAAAAGCACCAGTGGCTCCTAAAACTCCAGCCGCAACATCCGCTGCCGGGTCTTCTGGGCCAAGTCCTAAAATCTCCCCCGTGGCTGCGCCTATCTTCGCGCCGATCTTTGCTCCTTTTGGGGCAGCTAATGCAAATGCCGCTCCGGGGCCAATTCCTGTGGCGGCATGTTCTCCGAATGTTTCAACTGCACCGGGGGATTGTAAGGCAGCCGCCGCAGGCTTGGCCGACTGTGAAGCAATCTGGTCAAGCAGGTCGCCACTAGGCTGAGATGCAGGCAATGCAGCCGGTGAAGCCTTTGGAGCACCTGCGATTTGGTCTAGGAGATCGGGCATTTGTCATTGCGCGGGTGGAATTGTGTAACCGTTATCCTGCAACCATTGACGGGCAGAATCTTTGTCACCGCCTGCGTCATCAAGCGCCTTTTGGATGATGTCCGGCGTGGCAGTCATACCAGAACCTTCTGAGGGCAATCCGGTTCCAGCGTCAGTCGGCGGTTGCAGCGCGTCGGCAGCGGAGGCGGGCGCGGCTTCGGGTGCAGCTTCAGCCGCCGGGTCGGTCGTGTATTTTTTCAGTCCAGAGATTGCCTCGTCCACGTTTGTTCCGCCACTTGAATTGGTCAACAACTGCTTAAAAAGCATGTCCTTGATGCCAGGAGTCAGCACGGGCGCAGGCGGTTTCACGACCGGAGATTTTGGCACTGTCGGAATCTCCGCATTGGATTTGAACGCCATCGGAAACCGGGACATCAAATCAGCGTTTGAAGTTTCAGGGTGCGCGGCTTTGTATTCCGCAGCCGCCTGACGTGAGATGTCCTGAAAGTGGGAGTCTTGGGATTTTTGAACCCCTTGTCGGTTCAAAGAATCTATGCGCGCCTTGTCCAAACCGGACGCCGCGCTGATGGCGTCAGCTTGGTTCTGAACCCGCTCACTTCCCAACAACCCCGCCTGCTTAATCTGAGCTTCTTTCAATGCCTGAGCGGCGGCGAATTGCCGTTGCTGTTGGGCATTTTCGTTGGCTGAAGCCGCCAGACGGTCGCGCTCAAGGGCAGCGGTCGCTGACAGTTGATCGGCGTGCTCCTGCGATTGCCGCAACATCTCCTGCTGCTGTAAACCAAGGCGCGTGCCGGCCTCCGAGGCTCCGAGGAAGTCGGGTGGCGTCAACCATGGGGCTGCGTAGGGCATTTAGGCAGATGGGTTTGGTAGATGCACGCTGGCCGGAGCACCAGCCGGGGTGAACCAAGTTGCGTTTTGAGTGCCGCCCGCCGGATTGGAATTTTGGCTCAGATACTTGTCGAACAACTGTTGCGCGTAAGTCTGAGCCGCTGCTGGATTCGGAGCCGCAGCGTCCACCGCGTTTTGCAGCGCAATATCGCTTTGCAGTTCCGGCTGTAATTGCTGACTGCCAGCCGTCCCGGTGAACGTGTTGTAATCGGTCAGCCCTTGGTGAGCCAAGCCTTCCGAAGTCAGGCCGAGGCTATTGAGGAAATTTTGATTCGTAATCGTATTTCCCGGCTGGCCTCCGGGCTGTCCAAGATTGATACCCATTGCCGCCGCCTTGTCTTGCAGCATGTTTGTTGTACCGGGAGACAGCCTACCGGCAAGCTCGCTTCCAATGTCGCCCGTGGCGGAAGTAGTCAGTGCGCTGTAGTTCGGCACGTTCGATTTCAGTTGGTCGTAGATGCTGGTGGGCAGGCTGAGTTGTCCCGGCACGGCCCCAAAAGCTCCGGCACCGCCACCTGGCGCAGGATTGAGATTAAATGTTGATGCCATAAATCAAGGTGTGTAATCCGCAGGACTCATGCCGTAAACATTAACGCTGTCCTGATAGGGGTCAGAAGGTGGGGGAGTGGTTGGGACTGTAGGCGTTGGGGCAACCCCTGCACCGCTCGCTGGTTTTGTGGCGGCTGGCATTCCTGTGCCGCCCCAAAGCCCGTTCCCATTCCAACGCCCACCACTCCAACCTCCACTGGTTGAAGCCGGCGATGCTCCGCGATTGTTTAGCGCGCCGTAGTTAGGAATCATCTGGCTCAACATTTCCAGAATGGATTGAGGGGTAAGCTCTCCCAAGGTTTTTTGCTGCGGAGTACCACCCTGATAAAGCGCGTTACCGCCTATGTTTCCAAAGAAACTTGAACCCGATGGCGGGTAAATTAACGGTTGTCCATTTATTGATCCTGATGGCATATCACCAAAGCCGTCTCCTTCCTACTCTCGTGTCTCCAAACGTGTTGTTCTCGAATACGATCTGATCATCCGGGCTTTTGTCAAACGATTCGAGATTGAGTTCATGGACTGCGAGCGCCCACTTTTCAGCCGCCGCTTCATCCTCGTTTGCTTCCTCTAAAAGCACCGCCTGAATGCCGAGCTTCAAGGCGCGCAGATTGTCCACCGGAATGAAATCACGCTCATTGGTCAGTTCGATGAACTTCAGCTTTATCAGAGCCTCGACCTGTGTCCAGCAACAGCCATTGGCATCCTTGGCACGCTCCCGATTGTTTAATATCCGGCTGCAACGGTAACGGGGATGGGTTTCACCCGGTCGGAAGGCTGCGATGTCCCTTAACGTCCCGCAAACAGGGTCGTACTCGTAAAGGTAGCCCATGCCGGACGTGGGTTCGCGCACGATGGATTGAATCTCTGTCACCAGCGCGGTCGTGGAAGAAAACGGATTGGCTGCGGCGATGGTGAGACCATTGACCACGCTGCCATTGACGCGCTCCTGCAACGGCTGGCCTCCGTACTGCTTTCCGTAAAGCGTGATGGTCTTTCCAATGTCGTCAGCGTTGGGGACGGAGTAACGAACCTGCTTGCCGTTGCCGCCGGAGATGTCGTTGTAGCATGGCCGCGAGTTCGCGTTTTCGACAACCACATCTGACTCGTGGCCGCGATGACCATAACCGCCTCCATTGAAACCATCACCCCATCCGTAACCACGCCGGCCATGAGCGGCACGCGGGGCGAACGAATACCAGCCATTTCGGGAGACGGCGACATCGCCATGACAGAACCGGATGGCCAGCACCGTGCCGACAAATTCAGGCCAAACGAGGTAATGACTGGACAGGCAAAATTGGATGCGCTGCTCAAGATCGAACCAGCCGCCGCGAATCATCAGCGAATTCTCAACCTCGTTCACCAGCGCGAGAAATTCAGGTGAGTCAGTACGAACGCCGCAGATTTTCTTTATGGCGACATTGTTCTGAACGTCCTGAACTTGAATCGTGTAAGGCATTTCCAATTCCCTTATCGGTCAATTCCGGTTCGATTGCAACATCTTCTTCATTGTGGTAATCGCTGTCTTTGCCTCATCGGGTATTTCCATGACTCCCCTTTTCTCCGTCAGACTGCCCATAATCCTTCGCTTGGGAGTCAGATTTCCGCCGTGAGAATTGTAAACATAAAGCTCCGGAGGATTGTCGAGCACGACGCGGTTAAAGAACATGCAGCGGAACCATGCGTCACTGTCGTTTATCCAGTTGGGATAGCGGTTCTCCGTGTTGCGCGGGAAAAGCATTGTCGAGCCGAAGCCCGATGAGAACTTGTGGACGAGCGCGCATTCACTTTCAAAATCGTGCTGAATCCGGTTTTGAAGCAGGGACATCCGGCCTTTTGGTGTGCGTTCGGCCTGATACGCCATGTGGTTAGGATGATGCCAATCGTCATCATCCCATATCAGCAACCAATCGCTTTTTGCGGCGTCGAAAGCCAGATTCCTAAGCGCGCCGACATGCATTGATTCCGTCTTTTTGACTTTGATTTCACGGATGCCTTTTCCCGCGTAAGTTTCATTTCCGTGATTAACGATGAGCAGTTCTTTTTCTTTATAGGTTTGATTCAGAAAACATTCTACCGCCATTTTGGGCAGTCCGGCAATGCCTCGCTTCAGCCCTGTCACCATCACGGCGGTAATCATGGCGGCGTTCCCCCTGAGCAGTTTGCATTTCCGGTTCTGAAAATCTCGTACAACACTTCCAACGCCTTCGCATTCGCATCGGCCACACTCAAGGTGCTTTGAATGACGCCGGCAGCCATGACGAGATTGTTTCCACGGTTTGGATTGTCAATCGAGACTCCCGCTGGAAATGCTCCCGGCGATCTTACGAATCCTGAAATCGTGCAGTTCAACGTCTGTTGCGTGTTGAAAAATACGCCAGTGACGCATCCAAGGTTGATGGCGAATTGCGTCAGGCATTGGAGCAGCAGTCCGTTGACGAGCGTATCAAGCTGCGGCTGCGTCGTGTTGTCAGGCACGGGAACCGTAATCGTCCCGCTCACACAATTCAGCACCAAGTCAGGATACGGCGGATTGCCAAGCTCGAAAGTCAGGTTGAAGCCGATGATGCCAGCAGGCAACCCCACGGTCGTTTCCGAGCCAGAGGGGCAGGTGACGGTCAAGGTCTGTGCCGCGCTCGTGTAAACCTTGTTCACGGGACTCGATGAAACAAAGTCCTGAAACTGCAAGCACGTCGGACATGGATTTATTTGAGGCGGTTGCATTTTATTGTTGAACAATCCGTTGAGCGTTTGTGCTGGTCGTTCTGTATGCGCCCGTGCTGGTGACGCGATCAATGATGACCGGCGGCAATGGGCCAAGATTGGACGGCGGCAGCATCGCGCTCGACCGCATCGGCTGAACGCAGAAGGCTAGATTCGGTGGGTTCACCACGGGAACATAAGCCGTTGGAACCTTGATGCAAAATGGACAGTCGTTTAATTGCATACCACCCTTGCCGGCTCGTTCTCCGGCATCGAGACAGCCTTGAATTTAGCACCTTGAAAGGTCAATGCGCCGGTTATTTCGATTCTGACTTGGAAAAATCTTCCAACGGAGACAGGTCGTGAGTTCAAGGCTGACGAATCCATTTTTGAGCTTGGCTCGCCAAGTCCAAATCGCGTGTCGTAACTCGCCTCTGCGCGCTTGTTGATGACTGTGAACTTGAGCCATGGATACCAACACTGATCAAATTCAGGCCGGAAGTAAACAGCGATGGAAGCCTGTCCGACCAGACCGGAAATCGCTATCTCACCATCGGTCAGCCGAACCAGATCGAGTTGATTTTTCCCTTTGACGTTGTTGAAAATCATCGGCGATTCAAAAGACCAGACAATCGGCTTTGTGACCGGATTTCCACTCACATCGTAGCTCGTGTCATTTATTGGGCCGCTGTCCAACAGGATTTCCCACAATTCGACCTGATTGGTCGTCGTGTTCAACTGGAAAACGAACGTGCGGTCAACCTTGTTGAACTTTCCGGTGACAATCTGCAACGAGTTCAGCCCCTTCCACACGCCATCATAGACACTGGGCAATTTGCCTTGCAGGCTGCTCGACTCGTCAAAGTCCAGGGCGATGATGCCTTGGCTGTAAACTCCGCCCGCGCTGTCAATGGGCGCGCAGGACAGCAAAGCACGATTGTCCGAGATTCCAAAAGTGATTCGGGAAAGTTCATTGACGTTTTCCTGCTCAATGATCCGGTTTGCTTCCGCGCTAATAGGCAGGTTGCCCCATTGGTTGAAATCCTGACGAGCGAGCTTCAGAGAGTGAATTGAAGCATCACCGGATTTCAAAATGAGGTCTCCATTGGACACGACAGCCGCAGCCTGACCAACCCCGCCGAAGCCGATGATGGAAACGGGCAGGATGGGCGTGCTCAAGTTCGCCCACGTCGTTGCGTCGGTTGGCGCGGAGCAAGTGAATATCTGGTTGTCGCACAAGATTTGCAGCGGGCCTTGGCCGAGCGAGGCGTCAATCGCGCCCAATGCGATGATGCAGTTGATTTCACCAGCGCCTCCGGGGATTGAGAATTTGGTCGTGTTCTGGCTCCAGTTTAGAACGGAGTCCCGATAATTGAATTGCTGCGTTCCGCTGGATGAACCGTCCAAATCGCTCGCAATGAATGATTTTCCATCCGGGGATGAAATCCAGTTTCGGCCTTGAACATAAGCGCCCATGCGACCAATCGGTAATTCACTGGGTATCAGGTTTTCACTGATGACAGGATAACCGGCATTGAGGATGATGCCTTGATTCGCAACCGGGTTTCCAAACGGAGCGTTGACATTTGTGACGGTGAGGATGCCTGACCCACCGCCAGCAATGGCTGTCACTTTCAGTGTGTATGCCGTTAATGAGCCGGTGCCATCGGTGAGAATGATGTTGTCCCCAACCGCGCCATTAAAAGCGGGTGAGACAGTGATTTGAAAAGAGGCTCCGATGGCTGGTATTCCAGGTGCCGGAATGGAAACTGAAACCGTCCCGGCATATGCGGGCGAACTTGTACTGATAAGTGGAGTTCCAACCGGAATCACATCGCCAACGGCTGACAGGCCGGTTGTATTTTGAACGGTTATCACGTTCCCGTTGATTGACTGCACCTGCATCAGGAACGGAAAAAGGTTCAGCGGTGAAAGCTGGATGTAAGTCCCCACCGCATCCAAAAACGGAGCGTTCAAGGTGATGGGAACTGGCTGACCGATGGCTGGCACGGTGAAATATCCAACGACAGTTCCAACGAAGCTTGGAGTGACTGAGCGGCGGGAAAATGCGCCGTCAAAGATTATTGGTCGGCTTTGACCGTCCTCGACGATGACGTAATTCTCGGTTTGCCAAAGCCATGCCTGAGCGACATTCGCCGGGTTTGGATCAAGAACGGATGGGAGAGTGCTACCGGGAGCCAGCCCGTTTACCGTCCGGTCAAAGACTCCGGCGTTGCCAATGGTGTCCGGTAAAAACTGGTAGAGCCTTCCTCCGATTTGGGCAATGAGGGATTCTGCACCAATGTCAGGCTTGTAATATGTTGCGCCCTGAAACCGGGATGCGCCAAACGAAACTCCAGTGTCCGGGATGAGCTTTATCTGGCGATATGCTGGACGGTTGGTGAGGTAAAGTCCGCGACAGGTGGTGTTAGTGCCGTAAGCAAACTGGTTTTTCTTTAGGGCTATGACCTCGATGCCCGACTCCATCCCACCGTCCATGATGGAAAATTCATCCTCAAATTCAATCTGTGGCTTGGCAGGCACATTAACCTAATTGAATGGCAACGATGGATGCTTCAGTGAGGGTTGGCGCGGTGGTGGCGAAAGCGTCAATCATGGCCTGCATGTTGATCGAATCGGTGCTGTTCAAAGTCGTGTAAATGACGGGTGGTAGAGTGGCGGAAAAGCCATTGGCGACTCCGCCTGCGGTGGCAAATGTTGCGATGTTGGTCAACGAATTTGCCACGTCTCCGGGAGAATTATTGGAGCGCGTCAGCTTCAATGACAGGGTGGTTTGAGACGCATCGGTGTCATTCAGGAAGTATGCCGTCACGCGGGCCATGAGTAACCATTTGCCGGCAGCGGGCAGCACCAGTTGCGGCGAAAGGGTTCCAAAAACAACTTGGGCGAATCCGGTCGTCAGGGTGTACGCCGTTCCGCTGGCATAGACGGTCACGTTGCTTCCTATGGGAGCCTGAGTACCGGAAGGTGAAACTGTGGCTCCTGATGGAATCGGATTCACGCCGCCAACCGGCAAGTCTCCGATGTAGCCAAGGAACGTGAGAACAACAGATGTGGGGCTGACAATGGTCGTAACATTGAAGTGCGCCGGCCCTGCGATGACCACGACTTCATATTGCGCCATCCACGCAGTCGAGACGACCGCCGCCGTGTAAGGTGAACCAATCGCCGGGATGGCGGAGATGGGAGCGGTCAAAGTCGTGTAAGCGTTCTGTCCCGCGCTGCCCGCCGGAGAAACCACTGAACCCAAAGGAAGCGCAGTGCCGGTGCCAACGTCGCTCGCATAGCCCAGATAAGTCAGGTATAGCGTGGTGCCGTTTGGAATTGAAACGACCTTGAAATTAGCCGAACCCCCCGTGGCCGCTATGATGACGTTCTCACCCTTCACAAATGACGCGCTGCTGACCACGGCATAATTATTGGTGCCTGCCAGCACCGTCTGGCCAGTCCCGGTGATGGTGGTGTAGGCGTTGACGCCAGCCAGTCCGGGAGCGCCGGTCGGAGAAACTTCCGCGCCTTGAGAAATAACCACGCCGGGAGCAAGGTCGCCGGTCAGTCCAAGGAAGGTTGCCGTGATCTGAGTCGGGCTGTTGATGGCGGTAATCTGAAAGTTGGCCGGCCCTGCGACAATGATGTTCTGGCCAACGACAAATGGCGCGGTGTTCGTCAGCAGAATGGCGACACTGGAATTATATGCAGGGATGGTGAAATTGGCGGTGACGTAGGCGAAGGAACTGTTTCCTGCTACGCCGGGTATTTGAACCACAGGGGGGCAGCAATTGCTCATGTCTTGGACATTACTCCTTGTCATTGGTCATGCAAGTGCTAAATTTATGACGTGTTTGGTAGAATAAAAGAGAATCAGAAATTTGGAAGATGGACTGCAATTCGATTTGATAAACAGACCGCTGTGGCTTGTTTTTGGTGGTGTAAGTGCAAATGTGGAACGGAAAGGTCGGTTAGAAGTGGAGATTTAAGAAATGGAGCGAGTGTTTCTTGCGGCTGTTATTCAAGAGAGGTGACCAGTAAAATAAGGAAGACACATGGGCAGTCGCTTCCAGATGCGGCGCTTCGATCTGAATACAAGACTTGGAAGGGGATTAAATCCAGGTGTTACAGGAAAACCAGTTCAGATTTTTATCTTTATGGAGCACGCGGAATACGAGTTTGCAAGCGGTGGAAAAATTCATTTGAGAATTTTATTAAAGACATGGGGAAAAAGCCATCACCCGTCCATTCAATAGAGCGAAAAAATAACAATGGCAATTACACGCCAAAAAACTGCAAGTGGGCAACTGTCACAGAACAGGCCAACAATAGAAGGAACAATTCCAGATTTTGTTTTAATGGTCAAAATTTGACTCTGGCTCAATGGTCTAAAAAATTGGGAATACCAGCCTCTTGTTTGTACGATAGGATATTTAGGAATTGGACATTAAAAAGAACTTTCACTACTCCATCAAGAAATGCGCTTAAAGAAATATAATTTGGAATGGCCAGAAGGAACTGACCTTGCATCCATTGAGCGCTACATGATCCAACAAGGAGGGTCATGGGAAAAAAATGGAAAGACGTTCGGGAACGGACTTATTTTTCATTTCAAGGAATACTGGAGGCTTTTGTGGCCCCAGGACGATCAGACGTGGTGGACAGATTTGATAATTAAAACCGTCCTTGAAAACCAATTCACTTCAGTTGTCGGAGGGGCTTCGGCTTGGAAATCAGGAACAATTGGAAGACTAGCATTGATGGACTGGTCGTGTTTCCCGGATTGCACAACGATTATTATCAGTTCAACAAACATGGAGGGTTTGAAGGCGAGAATTTTCGCTGAAATTATCATGTTGTGGAAAATTGCATCTTCAAGTTATGACTGGTTTCCAGGGCATCCGATAGATTACAAGTGTGCAATAGTGGCGGATGATGTTGATGAGGTTGAAGCTAGAGACATGCGGAATGCCATTATTGGCGTCCCCTGCAAAACGTCTTCAGGAAAATTTATCGGCATGGGTTCTTACGCCGGCAGAAAGAATCGTCGGGTGTGGTGTATTGGTGACGAATTCCAATACATGGAACTTTCCATTTTGGATGGGCAAAGAAACTTGGTGAGCAATGGGTCAAATCTGGTTCCGGGAATTATCCGACAAAAAGGGCACAAGGAATTCGGATTGCCATTGCGGGGCTATAAAGGGGTCTTCATATCCAATCCCAATCCTTCGCGCGCTGGAAATCCTACTGATATTATTTCTGAACCTGAAAGTGGGTGGGGGTCAATTCCAGAAGATGGGAAAACAAAGGTTTGGAAATGTCGTCAGATGCCGGATCACCCGGTTAAATGCACCTGCATCTGTCTTGATTCGATGGATTCTCCAAACAATGAGTATCCAATAGAAAAACCGAGATGGGATAATCTTGCTGGAAAACATAAGCTCAAACTTTATGTTGAGGGTTCTGAGTCATATTGGTCTCAAGGGCGAGGCACTTTCAAATTTGGGCTTACGCAATTCAAAATAATCACACGAGAAATTTGCGACCAACATCACGCCTTTGACCCTCTTGTTTGGGTTTCAACTGGACAGACGAAAATTGGAATGCTGGATGCCGCTTATGGCGCAGGAGACCGATGCGCTTTAGGATGGCTCGAATTTGGTGAATGTAATGACGGAAAAACTAGAATTCTTTTCAAGGAATCGTGGTTGGTTCCAATTATTATTCGGCCTGACCTGAAGCCAGAAGATCAGATTGCTATTTTTTGCAAACAAAAAATGGAGCAGGTTGGTGTTCCTCCGGCCAACTTCTTTTTCGATGGACGAGGCTCGATGGCGATGTCACTTGCCGCAATTTGGAGTCCATTTGTAAACGCAATTGAGTTTGGTGGCATTCCTAGTGATCGTCCGGTTGGAAGTGATATTTACACTACAGATAAAAACGGCGTGCGACGGTTAAAAACCGAACGTGAACATTTCAGTAAAAATGTGTCCGCTCTTTGGTGGGCTTGGAGATATGCCGTCGAAGCCGATCAGGTGCGTGGATTGACTTACGATATTGTATCTGACGCTCAACCCCGTGAGTGGAAAAAAGTCTCTGGTGATAAAATAGAAATTGAGGCAAAGCATGAAATGAAAAAACGGACTGGCATATCACCAGATTTGGCTGATATGTTCGTTTCTGGAGTAGAGGGTGCAAGGAAAAGGGGATTCGAAATCAATAAGCTCGCCTCAAAATCAATCTCGGACGATCAAAAATACTTTGACGATGAGGTTAAAGCGTGGGATAACGCCATCAAGGCCGGATTGTTGAAGTATTAAAATGTGGATACTTAAAAATTATCAAAGTCCGGTTCCGGGGAATTACTTTTATGTCCAATCGGTCGGCATTGAGCACAGATTCAAGTCCAACCCCATCGTCGAGGAAGTGGCGAAGGAAGTCAGTGCGTTTCGCATCGCCAACAAGCTTCCACGTGCCAGTCTCGCTGAGTCCCTTGAGGACGTGGACACCTTCAATTGCGCCGTTCGCCGGAACGATGAACGATGGTGCCGTTGGTGTGAAGGCTCTTTCGAGTCAGCTCACGCCAATCATCGGTTCATCAGCCGGAGTTGTGCTGGCTGCGGGATGGTCGTAAAACAGGACTGATTTATGTTCGGGAAATTAAGCGACTCTTTTTGGGATTGGTTTGAAGCCAGTCCTTTGTCCAATTTTGAGTGCCGTTACTTGAAGTGGGAGTTCCGTGATTTGGACACAAACGAATGGCGTGAAATCTACCGGCACGTTTATAATTAAAATTTATGAAAATGCACTCACAAAATCTATCGGAAAGGACGTTTGGAAGGTGATATGAACTTCACAGAGCCATCAAAGGTTTTGGATACCCTTCGCGCAGGCGATGATGTCGAGTTTTCCCGTGGCGCAAACCGTGTCCTTATCAACAAGGCCGCGAACAATGAGCCGTTGATGGACGAGGACGAGGCCGAGCGCGTCGGCATGAAGATTTACAACCGTTGGGGCGAGTTGATGAACGCCCTGTCGAGTGCGCGCCGGCAGTATATCAACAACTTCATGTCGTCGGGGACTTTCTTCACGATAGACCTGCCCAAAGCGCCGGAGGAATTTAGGGCGGATTGGGCCGGAACCATCACCGAACTTCTGAATGACAAGCTCAAGGAAGGCGATCACGCTCTGGAATACTTCGAGCTTCACTGCTCGCGCTGGGGCGCGGTGGTCTGCCACGGAACCGGCGCGGTGCTCTGGGAGGATCGCTACGGCTGGATTCCCCGCTACGTTGCCATTGAGGATTTCCGGGTGCCGACCGACACCGAGCGCAGCTTCCGAAATCTGCCGTGGTTCGGGGTTCGCATCGCCTACACGCCGGGGGAACTTTCGCGCAAGGCGTTTTCCAAGGTTCAAAGCAAATTCAAATGGGACAAGGATGCCGTCACCGCCCTGCTCCGAAACGTCAAGGAATGCAATACGACGATGGCGGAGAACAATTACAACTGGGATGTTGAGCCGGAAAAGTTCGAGGAACTGCGGAAACAAAACGCGGGCTATTGGTCGGGGGACGCGATGCCCACCATCAACCTTTGGCACTTTTACCACGAGGACGAGAATGGCAAGTGGCGGCTAAAGGTCGTGCCGGATGACACGTCCACTTCCGGCGACGTTTCCGAGGCCAATGAGAATTTCGTCTGCCAGAGCGAGGGCGCGATTGCGGACAATTGGAGACAACTTACCCATGTCCAGTTTGGCGACTTGAACAACAAGGCTCCGTTCATGTTCCATTCGGTGCGCTCGCTTGGATTCGCCATGTTCGAGCCGTGCTACTGGACAGACTTTACCCGGTGCCGGATGCTGCAACACACCCTCGACCAGTTCAACATCCTTTTGCGCGTCACCGATCCGGTTGACAAGGCGAGGGCGCAAATCCAGGTTTTTCAAAATCTTGGCGTGGTGAAACCGGGGGTGAGCTTCATCCCCAACAACGAACGCTGGCAGGTTGACGCCGGACTGGTCGAAAGCGTGCTGGCTCAGACCAAGCAGTTGCAGGCCGAGGCGTCCACCGCCTACACGCAGAGCATTGACAACGGAAACCAGCGCGAGCAGACCGCTTTTGAGACGGGCGTTAAGGTTCAGCAGAACAATGCCATGCTGTCGGGTCTGATGCTGACCGCTTTCACCTATGAGAAATTTTTCGGCAAGGAAATCTGCCGCCGGTTCTGCCTGCAAAACTCGGATGATGAGGATGTGAAGGATTTTCAACAGGCTTGCAAGAAGGCCGGCATACCGGACGAATGGCTGGACATCAAGAAATGGCGCGTCGAGCCGACTTCACCGCTGGGTAACGGCAATTCCACGATGGCGATGGTTGAGGCGCAGAACGCATTGCAACTGCGTCCGATGCTAGACCCGTCCGCTCAGGCTGAAGCCCTGCATGATGCCGCTGTTCAGATGGTGGGAGCCAAGCGCGCCAAGCGTTGGGTGAAGATGAATCCCGCTGTCACGTCGGATGCTGCAAATGCCGCCGCGAATGCCTTCCCGCTGATGATGCTTGGGTTGCCGCCCCAAATCCCGGAAGGATTGAACCCCATCCAGCAGATTCAAACGCTCCTTGGGCTGTGCGGCGGGTACATTGCCAAGATTGAGCAGACGACCAAGATTCCCGCCCCGCCGGAATTGATCGGGTTGAAGAATGTCGCCGCGTACATCACCAAGCTGGTGACTGGCATGAAGGGTGATACGGGTAACGAGGCGCTTTACAAGCAATTCGCCCACGATTTGAGCCAGTTGAACAACGAAATCAAGAAGCTCGAAATGGCGATGAATCAGGCCATGCAGAAAAACGGCCAAGGCAACGGTGTTCCCGCCGAAACGCAGGCCAAGATTCAGGCCATCGCCGCCACGACTCAGGCGAAGTTAGCCGGCAAACAGGCTGAGACGGCTTCGAAGTTGAAACAGAAGGAACTGGCCGACCGGCAGAAGATGCGGCACAAGGACTCCGCGTTTGTGAAGGAGCAGCAACGCAAGGACGTGGGGACGGTCGCGGAGATTGCGCGCACTACGGCCAAAACCAAGACTGCCAAGAAACCGCTTGAGGAATGAACGTCTGCATTAAAATAATCCCGCACAAAGAACAGCGGTATCCCACATGCGGAGACTGGTTTTACGATGATAAGGGAGACCTGTTTATCCGCATCTCCAAAATGTCCGACTGGCGTTACGAAATGTGCGTGGCCGTCCATGAACTCGTTGAGGTTTTGATGTGCAAGCACGACGGAGTTTCCCAAAAGTCTGTTGATAAATTTGACATTGCCTTCGAGAAGAAAAGGAAGCGCGGAAATACAGATGAGCCGGGTGACAGCGACCGGGCGCCGTATCGGATTCAGCATGGAATCGCCAGCGGAGTTGAGCGAATCCTGGGAACGCTGCTTGGGATAAGCTGGAACAAGTACAACGACGAAATAAATGCGCTGTGAGTGAAAATCTTTCAGGAAAAACATTCTGCGTTTTTGACCATTTCGGACTCTTTGTTGGACTCGCGCAAAGACTTTCCAAAAGCGGAGCGCGGGTGCTGTATTGCACCCCCGTTGATCGGTATGACAGGCTGAATGAAGCCATCATTGGAGACGGTCTTGATGGAATTGAATGGGCTGAGGAATTGTGGGACAATAAAAAGGAAACCGATTGCTTTGTTTTCCCTGACATTCGCCATGCAGGTCTTCAAAATGAATTGCGTGAACAGGGACTTCCGGTTTGGGGGAGTCACCAAGGCATGAGCCTTGAGCAGTCGAGGATATTTTTTCTTTCAAAGCTGAAAGAACTTGGCCTTGACGTTGCTCCCCATGAAGTCGTGGTTGGAGTCTCCAACCTGAAAGCCTTTTTACGCGACAAGAAAGACATTTGGATAAAGGTCAGCAAGTGGCGCGGAACATGGGAAACCCAACACTGGAGAAGTTGGAAGCAGGACTCTCAAAATCTGGATTCTTGGGCGGTAAAGTTCGGCGGAAAAAAGGAGAAAGTTCAATTCATCTGCTTTGAGAAAATCGAAACTGATTTGGAGATCGGAGCCGACACCTATTGCGTGGACGGTCAATGGCCTTCAATGATGCTGCATGGTTTGGAAATAAAAGACGCCGCCTATTTCAGCGCCGTCACACCACGAGAGGAAATGCCAGAGCAGATTCTTCCAATCATGGAAGCCTTTTCTCCCTATTTGAAGGAAATGGGATACCGTAATCAATGGAGCATGGAGGTGCGGGTTACTGATTCTAAAAATTTCTTTATTGATGCCACAACGCGGGGGGGCTTGCCGTCAACAAGGAGCTTCCTTGCCGCAGAAAATACGGCAGAGGTTATCTTTTATGGCGCACGCGGAGAATTTGTGGAAATTGACTACGGCTTCAAATTCTCAGCCGAGTGCATGGTGAGCGCAAAGTCAAATGAGGGCGAGTGGGTCACGGTTGAACTAACACCAGAAGTTCGAGAAGCTCTTTTGGCGCAGCAATGCTGCCAAGATGACGGGCAACTTTGGTATCCCCCAATCGAAAAAGGGGGGAACCATCTCGGATGGATTGGGGCAACCGGCGACACACCGAAGGAAGTCCTCGAAAAGATGAATGCCTTGGCTGATGAACTGCCCGATGGGGTTGACGCTAAAGTTGAGGCACTGGCCGATGCTATTCAGGAGATTGAATCTGAAGAAGATCAAGGTATTCATTTCACTGACCACGAAATGCCGAAACCGGAAATCGTTTTACAGCCTTCGGAATAACCCATCCCGACCCGGCAGAAGTCCTGTCATAACTGCCAACACCCCGGCATTGTCTCCTTGATTTTTTCCACCACGTTTTGACGCTCCCACTGCTTGATATGCTCGTATGGCACCCAAATCTTCAGAGGGAGAAAGCAGTAACATGCCCCGCAGTAATGCAGTTTCTCAATCTCTGGCACGTTCAGCCCCATGCGACCACGCATGAGCGACCACCGCTTTAGCTCACCGGAGGCTATCGCGGCCACTTTACCGAGCTTGACGTGATTCGGACACGTCAGGCACATTGTCGCACGCGCAGAAGCCACTGAGAGCGGCACAGGCTTCTTGGAAGATCCAAGCCACGCGACGAGTGCCGCCGGCTTCGTCATCCAGAGCCACCAGCGGTAGAGGAAGGAGGTCATGCGTTAAAATTCAAAGCCGTTCTTACAGCCGCGCAAACCTTGGCAGTGCTCAACTGCTGGCCATTGGTTGAAACGAACGCGCCGAGAACTACGTTACGGTTATCACCAAATGTCATAAAACCCCTTTATTTACAATGGACTTGTAGATTATTTAACGCGGGATAAATAGTCCAACAAAGTTGTGTTCGTGTTCGTGTTTTGTTCGTTCAGGCTCCAGATTGTTTCGAGTCATCAGTCCCGCATGGCTCATGCGGAGCGTTCTGCTCATTCAATCGGATGCAACGTGCTCACGTATTTTGTTTTTTGTGCCGCCAGTGCAGCTTTAATATGTGGCACGGCAGGATGATTCGGATAGTCTGTGAGTATGATTTGCTGACAGTTATCACATAACTTTTCTTTGGCTAGTTTCGGGTCTGCCTCGATTTCTTCCGGCAGATGGCCGAAGTTTTCGACCACACCATGCCAGTGCCAGCAGCGCGGGCATTTTACATTGTGGCCGTCATCCATTGATTTTACTTCTATCTCCATATTAGCCATCGCGGTTCATGCATTCGCCGGACGATACAGGCGGCTGAATCAGCAGTCAAGCAGATTTCCATTGATTTTCCATTGACAACTAGTTGAGTGGTTGGTAGGGTGCTGGGAATTATGATGCGAACTCATGTTTTCAACGACGAGCAGTTGACCACAGCCTTCAAGCGCGCCAAGGTGGGCGACAAGTTTCTTGTCGTCGGCCCAGTCGGTATGGATGGCAAGCGCCATCCCCGCAGCGAGCAGAACCGCGCTTACTCCTGTGCGTCCTGCGCCGGTCGTCAGATTGTCATGCGGAAATACCGCGATGGATGGAAGGCGACGATTTTGGAATGACCAGCGAGGAATTTTTTGAGTGAACAGTGAATTGAAACCATTGGAAGCCAAGCGCGAGGAACTGGAGGCGAGGCTGGCGGCGGCACGGTTGCAGGGCGATCTTCGGGCGGTGGATGGAACAAGGTGCTGTTGTGCAAGTGTGATGCGGAGATAAGCGATGCGGGGCTTTCAAGCCGAATCGGGGTGTGGATAACGTGTGAATAAATAGCGGTTGACGGTTTTTCTTTTGTTTGTGATTCTCCCACCCAGTTGCCGCGCGCAACCGCTGTTTGATACACGGCGAAATTGAGAGAGTAAAAAAATGTCAGACGAAACTTCCATTCCGTCGTCGCTGATGCCCTCGCCTGAATTGCCGCAAGGCAACTCTCTCGTATCACGTTGGCGGCGGCGGAATTGAATTTTCAATGGCAAACGATCCAGAGCTTCCCCTGGCCGGAGCGCATCAGACCGCCGAGGTCGGGCGTGAGGGTTTTGAGGAACTGTGCCGGCGGCAGGAAGCGGGCGGAATCAGGATGACCGGATTACGAAGCCCTGGAAAATCCGACCGCTGGTTATGGCGGGTGAATTATGAACTTCTGAAAACACCGCAATGAGCGACAAGCTGCCACCGCATGACGAACTGGCCGAGGCGTCGGTGATTGCCTCCGCCATTTCCGATGCCGACGCCCTGGCGAAAGTGATCCGGCTGCGGCGGGATCACTTTTACCTGGTGGCCCACCAAACCCTGCTCACCACGCTAAAGCAGATGGCGTCCGAGCGGCAGCCGGTGGATTCAGTCACCCTGCGGGGAAGGTTGAATGATTCCGGCAAGTTGCAGGAGTGCGGGGGTGACGCCTACCTGCAAAAGATTCTGAACGAACTGTCCAGCGCGGCGAACCTGCCGGCGTGGCTGGAGCGGGTGCAGCAGAAGTATGAGATGCGGCGTGTGCTGCAAATCTGCACCGATGTTGGCCAGCTGATCATGGCCAACAATGTCCCGGTGGAAGACCTGAAGTTCAGCGTCCAGTCGGATTTGGCGATGGCGTTCGGCGGCACGGGCGGCCTGCCTGACATCGTGGATTCCGCCAAATTCATGTCACAGCCGCAGGCAATCCCGCCCGAACTGATTGAAGGCATCCTGCACCAGGGTTCAAAACTGGCCCTGGGCGGTTCGTCAAAATCTTTCAAAACCTGGGCCTTGCTTGATCTGGCGCTCTCCGTGGCGCACGGGCTGCGCTGGCTGGGGCTGGCAACGAAACCGGGCAAGGTGCTGTTCGTCAACTTTGAGATCGCGGCCAACATGTGGCAGCGCCGGATCGAGGCCGTCCTGCACACCAAGGGCATCACACTGAAGCCTGACGCCATCCACCTGTGGAACCTGCGGGGCTGCGCGGCGGACTTCCGCACCCTGATTCCAAAGATCATCCAATGCACGATAGACGAGCAATACTCCCTCATTGTCCTCGATCCGCTCTACAAGATTTACGGCGGGGCTGATGAGAATTCAGCCGGCGACGTGGCTGAACTGCTCAATTCCATTGAGCGGGTGGCGGTGGAGACCGGCGCGGCGGTGGCCTACGGCTGCCATTTTGCCAAAGGAAACGCCGCCGCCAAGGAGGCGATTGACCGGATAAGCGGTTCCGGTGTCTTCGCCCGCGACCCTGATTCTTTGATTATATTCACGCAACATGAAGAAGAAGAAGCCTTTACCGTCCAACCTGTGCTGAGAAACTTCCAACCAGTTCCAAAGTTTGTCGTCCGCTGGAACTACCCGCTTTTTGAAAAAGCCGAGGATTTGAACCCTGAAGACCTGAAACAGCCCCTTGGGCGCAAAAAGGAGTACGATATGAAGACCCTACTGGCGGCAATTTCTGACACCTCCCCAACCAATCCGATCTCGATTTCCGAGTGGTCAAAACTGGCCGGAGTTCCGCGCAAAACTTTGGCCGACTATACACCCTCCTTGAGGGCAAAAGGATGGGTAAAAACGGTCGGAGAAGGAACTGCCTCAAAACAGCATATCACGTTGGAAGGCAAGAACTTGCTGCTTGGCGGAAATGATTCCTGTCCGTAGCTTGGCGGAAATGTTTCGGAAATTCTCTGACGATTGCTCTATTTTTGACTGCCTATTTTCTTCGTAAGTGGCTTAAAATCATAATACTCTAGCTTGGCGGAAATACATTCCCGCCAAGGCAAAAACATTCCCGCCATGCTCAGGTGCGCGGCTTGGCGGAAATCCTTTAGGTTTCCGCCAACCGCCAAGCACCGACGATTTTTCGGAAAATCATTTCCGCCAAGTGAAAAAGGGGAGAGAAAAAAGATGGCAGGAAAGGGGGATCAAAAACAGAATCCGGAACCCTACTGAAAACTTTCCGGAGTTCTCTTTGAACCGGAGTCCTACGAGCAGACGGGACTCCGGCGGTAAAAGCGGGCCTACCGGGTGGGGCGTGGGTGGGGGAGGGTGATGAGGCAAAAGAGATTCCTTGTTGCTGCGATACTGTAACGGCTGGCAGGCGCGTTCACTGCCCGTACCATGTCAAGGTAGCACCCTGCTAGGAAAGATGCGTCCTAGGGCATCGTGGAGCTAAGTTCACACTAAACATAATTGATATTGTGCATCCTTAATTACTTAACCCGTTGAAAGACAACGCCGGAGGAATTAAAGCGTTCGATTATTCGATGTAAACCACAATTTACAGACCGGCCTGAGGCGGCGCTTGTGGTGTCACCGGGCCGGCTGGCTGCGTCTCCAAGGGCTGGATCGCCTCACGCTCGCGCCTGGTGGAGCGTGATTTCACAGCGCCTTGGGTGGGAAAGGCTTTATTCCAGAGGCGGTCAAGGATTGCCGCCAGCCTGCCGTATTCCTTGCGGTCACATTCTTTCTCCATCCATCGCATAACCTTTAACACCTGTTTCTGGGCTCGTTTCTGGGCATTCGGTGTATCGAATGCTAGAATTTCTTCGCGTCGTTTTTCTACGCGTGCCTGAGTTGCTCGCACGGCGTAGATTTTGGCTGTTTCACTTGTAAACGGTGGCGCTGGCCGGAGTGTCGCAAGATTGCCCATGTCGCGTGACTCTCGCGTGAATCTCGCATGCGGTCAACTAAAAACAAGGCGACTAGAGCGTTTCAACAAAAGCTATAGCCACAGGAGACAAACCAACCGAGGGCGTCTTGGGCGGTTACTTTGGCCAGGGCCTGGCCGATGGCGGTGATTAAATCGGCTGGCGTCCGGGCCTCTGCCGTCCGCAGCAGGCTTTTGATCTTACTCCACATCTTTTCAATGGGATTGAGGTCCGGCGAATAGGCCGGCAGGAAAAGCACCTGGGCGTAGTTTGATTGATTTTATTGGTTAATTTCATCGTGAAAATAAATGGTAATAATGTATTGACAAAATGCAATCCATCGGGTATCGTGTCCCTGTCAATGAGAGATTGACAATCGCCCCGGCGAATCCGGGAAGTGAACGAACAACACAGACAAAAATATGAAACTGATAACTCTCAATGCTCCCGGCGGTTACTCCATCTATGTGTGCGCCAAATGTGACGCGAAAATGAACGCCGGAAAAATCAAAATGCGTGATCATCGAGGCGCCCAATACTGCATCACGGAGCGCGGACTAACCTATGTGCGCCATGCGGTGTGCGACTGCTGCGCCGCCCTGCGCGACGGCTCTCTGACCGAGGCAAAATAAAATATGAGCCATAAATGCGAACACGGCAAAGACTCGGACGTGTGCGTCCGCTGCGCCGAAGAATCTCACGACCGGCCCCGTGGCGCTAAAACCGCCGACCTAGGACGCGGGGCCGGTCGTCCGCCGATTGACGGCGCACGGGCGACGGGACAAATTCAGGCGCGGACAACACTTGCGAGGAAAAACGCCTACGTCCGCGCTGCAAAGCCAAAATCATTGACGGTTTGGATGTTTGAAATTCTCGACAAAGCAGCGAATTACAACCCCGACCTCACCCTAAAGCTTGCCCACGCTGCGGCCGGGGGACCTTGTTATCATGGACAACCTCTCGCCCCACAAGAGCGATCCGACTCTGGCCCTGATCACCAACGCGGGCGCGTCAGGGGATAGTCGCCAACAATTTCATCTCGCTATTGACACCATACGCATTGCGTGTTAGTCTATGGGCGACGGTAAACAATAAACCAAAGGCTAGAGAATGAAAACGACTAGAGAGATTAACTTCAAGGCGCACTACCAAGTTGCCGGCTATCGCGGCATTGCTTTTTATTTACGCGGCTACGCTGTGACGCGGGAGCCGCTTATGTGTTTCGCTGAAGATGAGGATGGAAACGAAATCGAAATTGCTTCCGGCGATTTTGAAGACGTGGAAGACCGCGAGCACGTTGTCGCAGTCATGGTGGGCGACGACCGGAAACATATTGTTTCGGTTGACGATATTGAAGCCATTCCCGAAATCAGCTTTTGCCGTGATTGCGGGCAGATTGGCTGCCATTGCAATAACTACGAGTAACCACCCAAACCAATAAACCAAAACGACTATGAGAACAAAATTGAAATGGAATTACACGGGAGACGTAAACATGCTGGATTACGGAGGAAAGAATTTCCGCGCTATTGGCAATCGCCAATTTCAGATTATTGAACTGATTAACTTTTTAGAAGCCACTGATTAACTTTGCGACGGCTCCAAATACGTTGTCGAATTGAAGCTGGTGGACTTGGGCGCAATATCGCCGGAGAACATTAAACGCGCCTTGAGTTGCTGCAGTATGGAAAAAGAGGAAGCGCCGTCAGATGAAATTCTCGCCGAATGCTGCGATTCCTACGGTTGTCACGCGCCATTGCAGTCATGGCAGGGAAACAACGCGCGGCAGTTAATGCGGCAGGCATACCGGCTGGCGGATGAATTGACGGACTCCGCCAAACTTGAAACTCGGTTGGAGCGCCCTGTTAATAAAATCGGTTCAACCGCGCGTGAGTTCATGGCCGGCGACTTTAATAGCGCCATGGCGCGCGGTTGTGAATCCAGCGATCCCACCGCGCGGCTCATGGCCAAAATGCACGGCGTTCCTCAGCAGGCCATTGACGACACCAGGCCGGCGGACTATTTGCCATACATTTTCGGCTACATGGCAGGCATGGCAGGTGGAGCAAAGGAAACAGACCCAGACACCGCGCCAGAATACTTTCGCGGCTATGAGCGCGGCGTAAATGTAAAGGCGGGAAAATGTCCAACGCCTGGGTGGATCACTGAACAAAAACCTTTGCCGGTTGCCTAGTCGTTTCCGGCGGCGCTGAGGTGACTAAGGCGCTAAACTTTGAACTGATAACCAATAACCAAAAAGGCACAAAATGAAATACAATGAACTGAACGCAAAACTTACAGGCCGCAATGCGTCGCGGCGAAAACTTGAAAACAATACATACGTTGAGAGGCGGGAGGATGGATCAATCACTATTCGATTGCATGAAACGGATATTCTTACCTTTTTACCTGACGTCCGCAAATATATGTTGCGCCGGCTGGGAATGGTGTCTTAACCCGATCCGCCTTGATCCAGTGCGCGTCATTGGATCACGGCAGGCCGGCAATGAAGCCATTGCAAACAAAAAAGGCTAAAATGAAAACGATTGAAACTAAGGTTTACGAATACGATGAGCTGTCAGACGCGGCGAAGGCTCACGCGCGGGATTGGTTCAGAGATTGCACGGCTGGCGATATTGACTTTGCCGAAAGCGTGGCGGACGACGCGGAAACGATTGCCGAATTTATGGGGATCGAATTCGCCCAGCGCCGTTATGCCACCAATTCAGTGAGGGTAAAATGAATGATTTGATTAAAACTTGGCGCGATGCGGCTGTAAGTTGGCGTAAGGCAGCCTCTAAAATGGGAGAGACAACATATAGTGGGCCGCCTTTTTATGAGGATGGATTACTTGGCATGTCTGACGGGCAACAAGTCGCAGCAGCACTATGCCCGGCGCTAACCGCTGCTCAACGTGAAGAGTGCCTTGAACTTATCGAAAAATTGAAGTTCGGAATTGCTGATTTGAATTTCAGGACAATGATGAAAGTTGCAGCCATAAGATTAGCTCAACCTGAAAAATGGTCTGAAATTTCCAGCTATATGGTAACTGCAAAACACGCCGACAAATAACTCTTATGACAACAACAACAACCGTTCATTTTAAAATCTGTCCAAAGTGGCTCACTGGATTTGTTCGAGACGTTTGGGCTGAAGGTTCTTATCAGAAATCGTTCAACATCATCAATGCTGCTTTTCCGGAAATGAGAGATGAAATCAAGTTCGCCATCATATCAGGCAGCAAGAAACTTGTCCAAGACAAGCATGATAAAGAATCAATGAATATCGCTAATGACGACTGGAAACCAGATTTGAGCCGTTGCCATAACGGCTTGTATCCAGACCCCGAAGAAGTACGTAACAATGCAGTTTACACGGCGAGAGATCTTGAAGAATATCTTGAGCGTAAGAATCCAACGCCTCCAAAACTTGACAGAGCTGAATTTATTGAAAATAACGACTTACCTGACCTGAAAGAAGTTCGGCGCGAAATGAAGATGTTCGCCGGATACGACAGTCTTGAAGAAATGAATCAAGCTCTTCTTTTCAAGCGCAGCATTCCAACGCCAGAACAATATGTTGAAACGCAAATGAGCCGCGACGAACGTGCCGGACAAAAGCCGAAGCCTGACAAAACTCTTTTAGCCGATTTAGGCTGGATTACGCCGGATGGTAAATTTTACGCGTGCTTGACCGCCATGGAACACGTCTGGCTTGCTGACCAGTTTGGATTAAGTGAGCGCGAAGCAGAGCTCGCTGGATGGATTAAAATTACACGCGGAATAGATATGGTTCGCCACGTGTTTCAGGGTGAAAAAGAGCCCACACAAAAACAAATCGACACCGTATTTCAATGGTGCGAAAAACACAAAACTAAGCTGCCCGATTGGGCTGGAGGTGATTTATGAAAGTTTCCAAATCATTTATATTTACCTGTGACTGTGGGCACGAATATGAAGTTAGTGAAGAGCACGTCGGCGTAGAGCGCTTGCTAGGCCACATTAAGCAGAAACATCCTCTAATTTTTACGCGCCTTGAAAAAGAGGGCCGCAAAGCAGCTATGTCTCAAAATGGCTGTGGGTATCACGACTCTGGAGAAGGTAAATACGGCGGATGGCATGAAGCCCAAGCTAGCTTCAGAAACGCTTGGATTAAAAATGTGCTTAGTCTCCACATATAGGAGCTCATTGACGCCTATGCTAAACTTCCGCATGTCAAAGCGCGTGCCGGAAAATCTAGTTAGCTATATGACACATCAAACAGCCAATAAAAGTACCACAGGAATGAACCTGAATCATTGGTTGTATACAATCTCGCAGCTGCGCCTGTTGCATTCATCATCTCAGGCGCGCGGCTGCCCCGGCGGAGGCCGCGTACCCACTCGCCGCCTTTGCCAGCTTGGAAGCTGGTTTTCTGGCGGGTGGGGCGCGGCGATATTTGAAAGGAAAGTATGAAAGAAAAAGGAATCTTAATTGAGCGGCAAGCTCAAGGAGGACGTCTATGAAAATATATTTATTTGAAAAAGGCGAATGGAAGTTTTACGAAGGCGTTAAAGCCGATTTGCTTGGCGTGCTCAACGAACACGGGGTGAAGCTCGGCGACGGGGTGACGCTCGGCAACGGGGTGACGCTCGGCGACGGGGTGAAGCTCGGCGACCGGGTGACGCTCGGCGACGGGGTGACGCTCGGCGACTGGGTGACGCTCGGCAACGGGGTGACGCTCGGCGACCGGGTGACGCTCGGCGACGGGGTGAAGCTCGGCGACTGGGTGACGCTCGGCGACGGGGTGACGCTCGGCGACAGG